CATTAACAACGGCAGAGCCGATATGTGATGAACCAACATCAATACCCAAAGACAGTTTTTGAGTGTACTCAGTACTGTCATAAAGAAGTTTAATCGTAAAAGGGCATTTACATACCACTTTTGCTTTCCCTTCTTTTAACAGCTTTCTAACCCTACCACACCGTTTAGTAGGCATTAAGGGTTTTCCATTTTTAGATTTTACGTATACTAAATACATAATTATTCCTTAAGAATATAATTCAAAGTCCTAAGACTTAGTTGTGCGTATTTAATTGCTGTTACCACAATTAAAATCCGACTTCATCTCGACAATGACATTAAGGCTTGACATATCTTATCGTAAGGCATTTATTACATCAACCTTATCAGTTTTTTAAGATGCTAGAGCATTGATCTGATGCGTCAATCAAAGGTAGCATGACCCTAATATCGTAGTTTAGATTTCTCTAAACTTAGTCTGGTAAACTGTTATTTAATGAAAGCCACACCCCTTCATGGGGTGGGGTAGTTTACCATCATCCTCACAATCACATTCACATGCTGCACAGCAGCATTCCGTCACCGGAACTTTTTCCCCATTGAGTTCACAATCTTTAATTATCAGATCTGGGTCTTCTTCTTCCTCAGATTCTTCTGATTCTGATTCTGTTTCATCATTTATAGTAATGATCTTAAAATCTTTTTTCCATTCATCCGGCAAGCCGGAACGTTTGAACTCAAACCAGTCATAATCAACACTTATAGTCATGGTATTCGTAAATGTATCATCGGTGGTACTTAACTGAACATCTGACATAGTTTGAATCTTGCAACCGTAAAACATTACTGTAAATAAATAGTTGCCTTTGCTGTTATGCACATCACAGTAGAATGTAAACTCTCGGTTTGCAAATGAACCACTTTTTTGATCTACCGATTTTTCCATCCAGTCTTTGAAAGCCTGATAAACTAGAAAATCTTCATCAATCATCACCGTTAAATCAAGTTCACTATGAGTTACCGAATCACCAGTCAAGATATGTTTCATGCCTTGAGAAAATGATTCTATAGAATTTATTGTCAATGACGGCAGATTAAATTCCTGTATATAGAACTCATATTTAAAAACTTCAGATGTACCGGCTATGAAGTTACTTCTTTGTGCATAATTTAAACGGTTCATCATCAACTCTTATTACAATTGTTAAATGCTTTTACACATCCGTCTAAATACCCACGGTTATAATCATCAATACAAGACTGTTTCTTATAGGTTATTTCCAAGTCTTGAATGAAGTTAAAGGTAGGTATTACCCCACGTTCATAATACATATTATAAATATTGTTATACCCTACAGCAAAGCCGTTGTCATAGGTTGCGTTGGTGTTATCATATACTACTGACATTTTTTATTACCCTCTAAATCTTTGATTTCATTTAACTTCTGATGGATCTGCTCATTTGTTTCAATCTTGTTCATAAAATCCACTGAAGTTGGATTCTGATTGAATTTATCAGTAAGTATTTGGTAAAAAGAATTACGGAATGAATTGTAATCCGTTGTTACATTTTTAATATCATCAACTTCCATTTTTGATTCCTTTTTTTAATTTATTATACTTATATTTATATAATTTTTTTTTAATTGTAAACAGTTCAATTTTAAAATCGTTGAATATATCACAGTTTTTCTTTAAGTTCACGGTGTCTGAGAATATATTCTACTGCATTCTCATATGACGTATTTGAATACTGCATACGCTCTCGAATTGCAGCTTGATTGATTTTGTATTTATTTATTATCTCGTATTTAACCCTGTATTTTTCCCCACGGATTACTAACGGCTCAGAATCAAGGTTATCTTTCACCCAGTTATCAAGGGCTTGTTTTTCGATATAATATTCAACAACTTTCTCAAAGGTTGAATTATTACGTTTCATCATGTGATGAATGTCAACAACCCTTAAATTATAATATTTGGCAGCATCCTTTTTACTTTTAAATTCTTTGCCCCTGATGGTTACGTGTATTCCGTCTTTTTCTTTTCTGATAGTTTTAGAACGGCTTTCTAAAATCATCTCAATAGCGGTTTCACATGAAACATTTTTATGTTTCACATAGTAATAAAATGTCTGTGGCGGTATGTTCAAAATTTTTAATGCATCAGTTTTTGTGTATTCTTTTCCGTTAATCGTAATCATCTCTTTCACCGGTGGATTTAACCTTTGCTCTAAAACCATTTCAATCGCAGTTTCACAGGAAACACCCTTATGCTTCATAAGCCAATATACTCTTTGCTTTCTGATATCAAGAATTTTGAATGCTTTAGTCGGGGTATATTCCTTTCCATTTATTTCAATCATACGTAACTCCTATTTTTGAGTATATTACTACATTTTTAACTAAATGTCAAGTACTTTTTTAATCATTAAAATTGATTAAAAAGTAATCAAATTGATTAAAAAATAACCATATATTTTAAAAAATGTGATATACATCAAATTTTTTACGAGTTTTTAAGCAAAAAATATAAATAGGTATATATGTGATATAAATCACAGTTTTGAAATAATGGAGAATAATATTATGTTTACATTTACATTGTTACGTAAAAATGCCGTACGCTCAGTACCACCATGCACAAAGAAGTATCATTTTTATTATGAAAGATAAAGGTGATCTTGGATTTTTAACATGCGGCATAAAAAAGCCATTCAAGTATTTGAATGGCTTTTTAGTCTATATACGGAAAGTCTGTTGAATATATCTGATACATTCACCATCGGTAAGTTTAGCCTGCACAGTGAATGATGTGTTTTTAGTACCGAATACGAATACTGAATTGATATCTTCATCATCAACCGAGATTTCAACCTTATCCGATGATGTGATAATCTGGAAATCAATTTTAGGTGTTCTTGAACATCTGTAATCAATACTTATTTGTAAGTTATTATCATCTATTATAGTTTTAGTTAATGCGTTAATCTTTAAATCTGATAAAGCAGCAGTAAAATAATCACTCTCATTAGTTTCACCGGTTCGGACTTCCCCATCTTCTGCATTACCATCGGATTCAAATTCATATCCCGGCTGTACTAGATCATTTTCAACAATCATCTTATCAACTTCGTTAACATCCGGGGTATGCAGATTGATGTTGTATTTAAGAACCTGTGAATATTCCTGAATAGGTTCATGTAAGAATCCGGCAAGGGTTAAATCAAATGTTACCCTTGAAAGATTAATTGAAAGTTCTTCAAATTCTTCAATTTCAAAACTTGCAGAATTTAGCTGTATTACAGCACGATATGCTTCATCAAGATTCTTTCGATCATAAACATCAATACTGATATTAGGATTGAATTTAGGGCATACTTCTTCAAGAATTTGTGCTGTTTCACTCATTCCACGACATAAAATTACTACACTGTATTCAAAAAGGTATGCAACGGATTGATAAGCATATTCCTGAGTTTCCCCATTACGGAATCTTGAAACTTTATTAAGCTTTGAAGTCTGTCTGTCTGGATCTTTGCTTAAAGAATTAAGAACAAGATATGCCCTAGGCAGTACATTCATATTGCCGGATATGATTTGCTGCTCAGTCATATTCATTAACGTACTCTTTTCAACGTTTTTATAGTGAATAGGGATATTAACAGTAATCAAATCCCCATTTGAATTCTTATACTGAATACATAAATCATTAAAAAAGTTTAAGAGTGCTAATGTGTATGCTCTTATAGTATTATGATTATAAGCCATTATGAATACCTTTTTATTAATATTTTTTATATATTTATATATAATTTATATAAATTTTATTAGCTATGTTGTAAAGGTGTATTGATATGAGTTTACAACCACATAAAACAACCCCCGAATGTTTTTCAACGTTCGGGGGTATTTTAAAATGAATTGTATATATGAATCAGTCGAATAGTCTATAATTTTTATAATAGAACAACATCCAATGGTTTGCTTTATATTTCATACTTTTGCAAGCTATGCACTAAATGTTTCGAGCATGCTCATTTGTTCGGAACATTTCATTTTTGTTCCATACTTTTCGTTTACTTCCAACATAAAATCGCTAATTGCATTTGGATGATTTTTCAAAAACCATTCCACATGATTTCGGATATAATCCTCACGAACATTTGCATCGTTCAAATCATTTGGTACTCGTTTCATTCGTTCGTCAATACTATCAAAACCAGTGAATTTTTCGGCAAGACGTTCCTTTGTCATTGCAACATATTCTGGATTCATATCAAAACCTATGCCACTTCTATCAGTCTGCTGACACACACGCAATGCAGTGCCACTTCCAACAAACGGGTCAAGAACAACATCGCCGGGATCAGACGATGCTAAAATCATTCTTTCATATAACCCTTCCGGTTTCTGTGTAGGGTGTTTTTTGCGGTTTTTATTGCAATAGTGCATATGTGAAAATTCCCATACATTTCCGGGGTTAGCACCACGCATATTATTTACAGAACGATAAAATTTTTGCGGAACTCTTATATTGTCTAAATGAAAAACAAAGTTTTTTGAACTTTTAGTAAACATCAATATATCGTCATGCCGAGGTGAAAACCCTTTTGTTTTCCCTATACCTTGTGTATAAAACCAAGTTATCCAAGAATTAAACGTCATATTTAACTCTTGTTCTAAAATATTAAATATATACGAAATATAGCGCATTCCCATGAAAATATAAATTGTTCCATCATCGGTCAATACACGCTTTGCTTCAGTCAACCATTGACGTGAAAAATCAATATAAGCATCAAATTCTAACTTATCTTGATTATTGCCATAGTTTTTATTCAAATTATACGGTGGATCGGTTACGATTAAACGTATTGTTCCATCAGGTAGTTTTTTCATTTCCTCAATGGCATCACCGCAAATTACACTTAATTTTTTATCCATTGATTTTTAGTAGCCTCCCTGTAAAAATCTTCAATTGTTCTCCGAGAACTATGCAAATATTTTTGGTCAAGCAATTTGCACATTTCCCAAGTTTGTGCAGAATCATTGATTTCCATATATCGAGATCTTCATAATCGGCAACTTGAAATAATTGTATTCCGTATTCACGGCATAAATCCGTTTTAAACTGATGATAATCCGGTTCTTTAAGTGAATGCCAGTATGAACCATTATATTCTATTCCTAGATTTATACTAGGAATTAAAATATCAATCTCATACGGCTTGATGATTCTCGAACCGCTTATTGCATCCGGTGCATATTCTTTAACCCATCTGTATAACTCTATTTCCGCATGTGATTTGCCATTTATTCTATAATTCGGCTCTGTGATATTATAGCGATTTTTAAATAACGGAACTGCATATTTTGATATATTATAGAATTCTATAAATTCTTCATGATAGAAAAATTTATCTTTGATAAAGTGTTCACGTACATATTGCTCATTCAGCAAATCATAATTTTTAAAATGCAAATGATTGCTGCTTGTTACACCATACCGCTTAAGGCAGGTTTCTTTAATCTTTTCAACTATTTCAGAATAATCACCATGATATTGCTCAAACATTGTCTGTTTAGCTTTTTCACGGTTTGTATAGTATGGATCACCATATCTTTCAATTCTAGTGTTTTTAATTTGCTCTTTTATATCATCATTCGACAAAACGCATTCAGTACCGTATTTTTCAAGGCAAGTTTGTTTAACTTTTTCTATCACCTTATCATTCTGTAAAGGATGCTCGCAACCGTATTTTTTAAGGCATGTTTCTTTGCTTTTTTGTTGTACTTCTTTATTTTGAAGAGGTGCAACTCCACCGTACTTTTTAAGGTTTGTTTGCGCTCTTAATTCACTGTTATTATAAGTTGCATTTCCGTAACGTAATAAACATGTCTGTTTTGCCTTTTCGGGGTTATTTTTCCAGTTTGCTCTCTTTTTTGCTCTGACTTCTTCTAATTGTGATGTGGATTGAATACCCTCTCCGTATCTTTCTTTCAAGGTATTCTTTAAACTGTTTCTCATTTTATCTTTTACACGTTCATCACTGTTTGTGCATTTTGAGGAACAATAAATACTTGCCGTGGGTTTTCCACACATCGGGCAGTAGTTTAAAAGGTCTTGAAAGTATAATGCTTGTAGTTTGGTATCATCTGTATGAATTGTTTGGGATAGCAGTTCTTTGAACTTTTCATTTGCTTTTAGAATGTTTAAAATCTTTGTTACTGCATATTTTGAAATCTTTTCTTGAATTGTTTTCTTTAAGTTAGATAATAAATCAGGACTGTCTATGTTTTTGTCTACATATGCTTTAATTACATCAAATTCTTTATTTTTCATTCAAAAAATCCTTAAATACAATTTTATCTATATAATATCATTATAAATTTTAAAGACCTATTATATTAACTGCAAAACTATATTTACAACAATAAAGTATCACATTATTTCAAACAGATAAGATTTTCCATGTCTATTTTGCTAGTTCAACACTTTTCGTGTACATAGCCACATTATTCATTATTATATGCAAACACATAATTTCCGCAATCATATATTTTTAAATATCCATTATTAAACATATTATCGCTTTCAGATAGATTTGGATCAAAGTTTTCTAAAAGATTTGATAATTTATGTTTTTGGCATTGATATCTGCTTAAAACCTCAGTATTCTTAACATAAAAATAATTTGGTTGCGTTTCACCAATTTTTGTAAATCCTAGTACTTTGTATATTTCACCATACGAAAATCTTTTATTTGCATATGTTATTATACTACCTTTATATTTTTTCTTAAAATAATTAAATAATTTTGATACACCTCCAACTATGTGAAAATATTTTTTAGTACACAATCTTATAATTTCATAATCATAATTATTATTAAATCTTGGTTTCCCAAAAGTCATTACTTGTACAAGTTCATCATTATAAAATAATCCAATATTTATAGAAGATCTACATTCACCTTGCAAATGATTATCAATCAAAAAATCTTTAATTTGCTCATATTTTAATTCTTTTATATTACATTTTCTAGCATAGATTTTCTCGGATTTCCCAAGTTTGTTTAGAATCATTGACTTCCATATATCTATATTATCAAAATCAAATATATGCAATAATTGAATACCTTTTGCCTCACACAGTTTTGTTTTATTTAAATGATAATCTTTATCTAAATTAGAATGATAGTATGTACCATCATATTCGATTGCAATTTTATAATTAGGTAAATATATATCTAATTCTAAAGGTTTTATAATTGTTCTATCACCAGATATTTTATCTTCTATCGGTATCCATTCAAATAATTCTAATTCCATTTTAGAATGACCAGTATTTGGTGAAACATCATCATTAGGTTCTGTTATTTCAAAAATTCTTTTTATTTTGCATAATCCTGAACGATTTCTAATATTAAAATATTCGCAAAACTCTTTAACTTTAAATTTATCATTTTCAATAAAATTTTCACGAATATATTTCTCATTAAAATTTTCCTGATTTGTATGTTTAAATGCGTTAAATAATGAAAATTTAAGTTTATTACGGACTTCTTTTGATTTTGATACAATATCAACACCATATCTTTCAAGATTTGTTTTCTTTAATTTGTCTTGATATTCTTTTAATTGAAGTGCATGTTCAACACCATATCTTTCAAGATTTGTTTTCTTTGCTTTATCCTTTACAAAATCTAAAGTTGCCGGGCGTTCAACACCATATCTTTCAAGATTTGTTTTCTTTGTTTTATCTTTTACAATTTGTGATTGAAATCCATACTCAACACCATATTTTTCAAGATATGTTTTCTTTATTTTATCTCTAATAACAGTTGAATGCATACCGGTTGTTACGCCATAATTAGAGAAAAGTGTTTGTTCTTTTAATTGTTTTACTATTTCAGAATTGTTTGAACATTTTAATGAGCAGTATTTATTATTTTTTATTGGTTTTCCACAATTTAAACAATATTTTAATTCTCCATTAAAGTATGCACTTAATAATACTGTATCATTTGTTTTTATTTTTTTATATATATCAGAAAAATCATATTTATCTATTATATATTTTAAAAATAAATTAAATGTCTCCGTTTTCTTTATTCTTTTTCTAAAATCAAATAGTATATTTTCTAACGTATCATTCTTTAATAATTCTGATAAAAGTTTATCTTTATACTCTACAAAACTAGGGACTTTTTTAAATCCTAATAGTTTCATGCCAATTCTATTTGGTTTTCTTACAGTATGATCAAACACTTCATCTACATTTATATTCATTGTTAAATTTCCTTAAGGAAATGCCTCAAAATTAATTATAATTCTTGAAACAATTCCTAAACAAACATAATACACAATTATGGCTTTATTGTCAACAATATTATTGTTAATAAATGTGGTATATATCACACTTTTAACTTTAATATTGAAACAAAACCCACACACCTAAAAGTATGTAAATTATTGACGTGTTTCGTGTTTAAAATATGTTCTTATAACAAAAAAACCCTGCGATTATGCAGGGTTTATTTATTTTTACTATATATTTTTTAATAAATTTTAGTGTCTAAGGATAGAATTCGTCATATCAACTGCAAATGAGTGAGCGTACTGTTTTGCACGGTCGTTGCTATCTGCATTCTCAATGCCCGGAATAGTAGAGAGCGCATATCTTGTGCGGGCAATTATTGCTGGCTGTCCAGACTCATAATTTGTCGTCTTTGTAAATGTTAATGGTACATATGGTGCAAAGAAACCTAAAGCGTCACGTTTATCAGCACCTTTATACATAACAGTTACATAATCATCGGTAGCATACTGATCGATAATTACACGATAACGGTTATCATAAATTCCGGCAAATCCGCCAGCTACAGGCTGGTTAATATCGCCTGCTGGGGCAAGATTGAATTTAGCAGTCTGTTCAAGCATTGTAGCAACCATTGGAGAAACAAGGATAACATTACCCTGTCCACGTTTACATTCAATACCGATCTGAGTAGCTTCTTTAGCAATACGAATTGCCTGAGCGCGATAACGTTCAATTTCCCAACGACCGTCAACCATAAATGTAGGGGTTGCAACACCGCCGTTTGCAATATTTGGGGTAGTTGTATGGAAACCACCGAAAGTTGTATCTGGCAACCACTGAGAAACAGAGCGTACAAATTCAACGCATTCACGGTCAATTTCAGCCTGAATTTCCTGAGCCATTACGTTCATCATTTCAGTTTCAGCATCCATGTCATGCTGTGCCTGTAAATCTTGGAACATTTCAATGGTATAACGACCTTTCAGGTTTCTTGATTTAGCTTCAACCTGTTTTCTCTGAATGGTGAAACCAATCTCTTTCATGTCAACACCAAGTCTTTCTGCCAATGGGGTTGCTAAACCGCCTTTAACAAGAACCTGCTGTGTAACAGTATTACCCTGTGCATCGGTTACAGTCCTTGTTTCATAGTGATAATCACCGGTGTAGTATTTCAAAATCTGATTGAAGCAAGCTTCATTAGACCATACGTTTCTTACAGTGTAGTTTGTACCCGGAACTGCGTCACCGGCTGCAAGTTTAGCTGTTACACCATCCCATGTTACAAGGATCTTATCTTCTTCAGAATAAACTACATAACCGCCACCGATTGAAGTACCAGCAGTAGTAGTAACCTGTTCATCACCGCTTGATGCACCAACGCTGGCACCGTTCAGACCGTTTGCTGGGTTCTGAGCATTTGTAGCATATCCGGCAACGTTGATAACACCGTCTTTTAATACATCAACTGGATCTCCATTTGCATCAACTAACTGATAAACAACTCCGCGTGGTTTTGTATCAGATGCAGTCTTATGTAAGCCAGTACCTAAATATTCGTTTACGAGAGCAAACAGATAACCGGTAGGCATTGTCATTGGCTGAATACCAAGCAGTTCATGAGCAATCAGGTTAGGATAGATACGTCTTACCATTGGCAGCAGAATAGGGGTAAACTGTGCAACGTCATTGGTATATGTACCTTCACTAATCATTCTGCGAACTGCATTCTGAGTATTCTTTAACAGTACATTCATTAAACGAGTGTTTTCTTCGTTTAATGGTTTGTACATAGATTTTGTGCTGGTTAAAATTTTATCAGCATAATTTTCACTAAGCACCTTACGGGTAGCTTCATTGATAATATCCATTGAGGACTCCTCTTATTTTAATATATTAAAAAAACAGTAATGTAAAATCAATTTCGGTAGTTCTTACATCACCTGAAACTTTATTACTATAATTCTATTTATATTTTTTTAAAAATTTTTATAAAAAAATCTTGACAACTTGATTTTTGATTAAAAAAGAGGGGGTTTTTGAATATAATATATAAACCCCCGATTATGGGGGTTTATATAGCTATGTTGTAAAGGTGTATTGATATTATAACAGTTCTAATTTTGTATTATTATTTCCTGATATTTTAGCATCATAAAGTTTAAACAATAGTTCAACAATTTGTTCTTCGGTACTGTCTTTTGATAAACCGTATAATTCAAGTACTGCTTTATCATTATTTTCATGCGCTTTGCGTAATTCCGGCGGCATAGTTAATGAATCATACAAATCTGCAAGTGTACTCTCTGGGTATTTATTCCTTGCATCTAAAATTGACTGTGCAGCTTTTTCGATCTTTTCTTTTTGCTGCTCGGTAGGTTTTACCCATACAAAATTGTTGTATATTATATTAATTGAATATTGATAATCGCTTTTCATTCTTCCACAAACAAATCTCATCCATGCATTATGAACTACCGAACTTAAGATAGAAAAGTGGAACATATCTGCATTTGGGATCATTAGTGCGCTTCCACTAATAATTACTTGAGTTGAAACAAAACCGCACGGCAAATATAATCTTTTTTGTGAAGATACTTTTGGGAAAACAAGTATATTGCCGCTTTCTGGTTGTCTAATTTCGCCAAAAAGATAAGGCAAATCAGCTAGTTTTTTTGTTTCTGGTCTTGAACTTGAACTTCTAAAATTATAAGTATTAGTAATTCTTTGCAATATTGTTTTTGATTTGCTTACTTTTGAAGGCTCAATATTTTTTAACCAAATACACCAATTCGTTATCCCATTTAGAAATTCTTTCCCACCTATATATCTTCTTAGAAAATTTGCATTGTTTGGATTTTCATTTAATATTAAATCATACTCATTTTCATCTTTTATTATTAGATTCCCATCATCTATTGGCATACTGCCATAGATCATAGGAATGCAATTGGATATAGGTTTATTCCTAGAAGTAATATTATAATGATTATGATTTGATGAAGTACATTTAAGATAACAATTGATGTTTGAAACATTAATTTTTTTATTATTACAATCAACTAAAAATTTATTATCTTTTGGAATTTTAGATATACTAATTATAACGCAATGTATATGGGCTTTATTATTAGATTCATTTTGCCAATTAAATGTTTGATAAGCAAAGTTTATAGTAATACCTTTATTGAGTAGATAATTCCATAGCAAAGGTGCCTGCTGTCCCTGCGTAATAGAATTTGTCGAAACAAATGCACATTGGCTATCAATAATATAGTCAGCAGCTTTCGAGAACCATGCTGAAACATAATCCAAAATTGAACTAGATTTTAGATCTCTAAATACATATAACATATCTTCTTTTTGTTTTATGCTTTGTTCCTTTTTCCCAACAAAAGGCGGATTACCCATTATATAATTTAACTCTTTACTAGGGATTAAATCATTCCAATCCATTTTTAATGCGTTTGCAACAATAATATTGTTATTTGATTTTAAAGGCAAAGTTTGTACATTGGTGTTAATATCTTTTTCTAAGGTTTTCTGTAAACACTGATATTCAGCAATCCATAAAGCAGTTTTAGCTACATCAACGGCAAAATCGTTTATCTCAATTCCATAGAATTGATTTATAGAAACTTTAACTTGAGCATCCTCAGTAGTTGCAAGTTTTGTTTGAAATTCATCTCGTTCATTAGCACCGTATAATTTTATAAGGATTTTATCCTCTAAATCCCTTAATGAAAGATATGTTTCAGTTAAAAAATTTCCTGAACCACATGCTGGATCTAAGAATGTTAAACTTGCTATTTTATCTTGAAATTCTCTTAATTTTGTATTCCTGACGTTTTCCTGTTTATATTCTAAAATCTCATTAAGTTCTATTTTTAAATCATCTAAAAATAAAGGATCTATAACTTTATGTATATTCTCAATAGAAGTATAGTGCATCCCACCTTTTCTTCTTGTTTCAAGATTTAATGTACTTTCAAATATTGAACCAAAAATTGTCGGACTAATCATACTCCAATCTGTTTCAAAACTTGCTTTATTGATTAGATAATCAATCAGTTCTTTTGATATATTCGGAATGTTAGCTTTTTGAGCAAATAGACCGCCGTTAATATATGGGAAATCATTGAGTTCTTTTTCCAACCATTGATCTCGGTCTTTAGTTTCTGTATTTAATACAGTGAACAATTCTTTTAGCTGTTTCCTGAATATATTAGGATCGTCTTTATATTTTACTAGGAATTTTCCAAATTGCTGATGTTCATTAAACATGCCAGAATCTTCTGCGTATAAACAGAAAACTAACCTTACACAAACTATATTGATTTCATTCAAATCTTTTTCAGATGGGGTAATCCCCTTTTTAGTGAATTCATCTAGTAAAAGATTGTAAATATCGCCTATTATTTTTCCGGCTGTAATTGAAATCTCTTTTTCTTGTATTATTCTTTCTACTGTATTATCAACTATGAATTTTAACTCATTATATCGTTTCGGCAGTTCATCTAATTTGATTATAATCTTGGATTCTAAAGGTTGTTTACTGTCCATATCATAGATCTGGAATTCTTTAAAATTGCAGACAATAATCCATTTAGCTTTTTCACTTGTAGGCAGATACGTTTGATATTCCCTAGCTTGTTCAAACGGGGTTAAATTGTTATGACTGGGTTGATGCTTGTTTAAATCAATATCAGATGATTTATGCTCTATGAGTACCCGTGTTTTTGGAATGTATATATCTATCTTTTTAGTATTATTGTTTAGATCTTTAATTTTTTTCTCTGAATCAAGATAATCCATACCATTAAAGTTAAAAGCTGATTGTAATAATTGAAGCCAGAAGTTAAGACGGTATGAATCCTCTGATATTTTACCCTCGGATTTTTCTATGCTTTTATACTTTTCAATAAATGATTTAATTGATTTTCTAATTTTAGTATTATCAGCCATACGTCACCTCAGTTTCAATATATTCTAGTATATCAAAATTCATAATTGTGTGATTGATACATCAATACACTTTTACAACATAGCTTTATCTAATTATATAACATCCATGCTCAGTATAATTCACAGTTTCAAAATCTTTTGATACTCTTATAGTATTATTAAGATATTCAACAAACTTTAAAAATTCTTCTTCTGGAACATTGTTTAAATCTGCGTAACCAAATCTTAGGTCTAAATCAATCGGACAGATTGAAAGATTATAATTGTTTGCATATATTCTGAATGCGAGGTTTTCTGCATCATCTCGATTGTCAAAAAAGAACGGTTCTCTAATTCCGTTTTCGGGGTTTATAAACTTTTTATCTTGCAGCAATCTTTGTTGTACTTCATGCAACTCGGAAAGGAAGTCAATCACTATTAAAGATGGATTTAAACTCATAAGATTAGCAATCAAATACTGCCGTTGATCTCTGCTCAAGTGATACCATGCACCTTCAACAAGGATTGTATCGATATTATGTATGAAATCCGGCTTTTTCTGAGTGCAATCCCATTGAAATACTCTAAGATTCTTGTATTTCAGTTTTGCTGTTTCTTGACAATGTTCCGGTACAAGGTCTGATGCAAATAATTCAATATCTGGAAAGGTATCAAGAATGAATTTTGTATGTATTCCTGTACCACAGGAAATCTGCAAAACTCGTTTTGAATTTTGTAATAGATTTTTGTATAGATATTGTTTCCGATATAGTTCTAATCTATGACGGTTGTCGGAAGTCAGTCTTTTAGACTCATCATAAGTTTTGTAAAAATCAATTACCTTTTGCATCTGAATACCCCGGAACAAGCAAGTTATTTAAAGTCATTCTACCATCTGTCCAGTAGTTGCTTGATTTAATACTGTGGCTGCTGAAAACATCGTTCCATAATGATACATGCAATCCATGCACATTGAAGATTTCAGATTCTTTAAAATTACCGATTTTCTGATAAACATTCTTAATGTAACTGCTAATTCTAAGATAAGCATTTAAATCATCATGGAAATCATCGGTAGCTATGAATTTATAAACTTTTCTTAATTGAACATATGAAATCTTTTCAATAGATTTAAGTTCATTCAAAATTGAAAATATTTCAAATTCATTATATCTATTAACAACTATTGAAACTCTTAAACTTGCACCATCTTTTAATTCAATTTTATTAATATTATCAAGGATATCAAAAGTTAATAATTTTCCGGTGATTTTCTGGAATGTAAAAGGTTCTAAAGATTGCAGACTAACTGAAATCTCTTCATCACATTTGCTTACAATATCCATCTTAGGTAATGATGCGTTAGTTCTTATACCTACTTTAAATCCATTATACTGCAGATATTCAATAAGTTCAGATAGATAAGGATATAATAAAGGCTCTGAGTTGGTACTTGAAATATAGATTTTAGGTGTCCCCTCTAGGGATGCAATCCATTCCTTGAAGTTTTTCCACTCGTTGAAATGCATGTTATATGGTTTATAAACATCATTATCCATTTCACAGCCTAAACAGTAAAAACAGTTTAGATTGCATCTACCGTTTATAAGAATTTCACCATAATCAACCATTTTTACCACCCGTTCAAAAGTGTGAAACCATTCTGTTTTAAACAGTTTTCAATATACTCAATTACATCTGTTTCGTTTTTAATCACATCGAAATCATATTTTTTATTTTTATATATATTATAATATATAATAAAAACATTATTTGCAAATACTTTCAATTCGATTCCTTGTTCGGGAATTTCAAATATTCGAGTTTCAAACGTGATAAACTTTCCATGAATTTTTATCATATAATATTCTCTTACGGTATTTAGTAACTAAAATTATATGTGCCTTTAACGAGTATATGCAATGTGAACCTTTTCTATATCTATTAGACATGTGTTTCTTGCAGTTATCCTTTTTATTTTAGATAATTTAGGTGTTTTATCTCTTTTAGGCGCATCTGGAAATTTAATTGTTTTATTGTTTATATCCATTAAAGTCGCATAACCTTTGCTATCAATACCTTTTATAAAGTATATATTACCTTTATATTGAACTTTATCATAACGTCTTAAACCGTTTACTTTACCTCTATTCATTCGCTTTTCAGACCGTTTTCCGTTAGTCTGTCTATAATCACCTTTAGTAACACTTCTTTTAATATATACTATATCAGATTTAAAATTAACATCTGGTCCACCATTAGCTATTATACATGCATCTATATAATGTCGTTTAGGCAATTTAGCTTCAAAACGATTTTGTTTAGTTATATAACCGTATGTTTCTATTGCATTTGGGTAACGGTCAACTAATCGTTTTGAGATTATATTCATATGAGTATCATGTCTTAAAACCCCAAAAGGCATTCCTTTAATGTCTATTGTTATTTTACCATCATGTATTTTTGGATGGCATACTGGACATACAGTAATTAAATTCCTTGGATCGTCACTTCCACCCCGACTTCTATAAACAATATGATGTGTTTCTAATCGAATACCATTTTTACGTTTATAACCTTCTTTTTTACAACATATCTGACATTCATGATTATCTCGTTCTAAAACGTATTCACGGGCATTAGCATACCCATAAAGTATACCTTTTTGATAACCAAAATGTCTATATTTTTCATTATGCAATTTAGGATTTTTCAATAAATGCATATCGAATTTAGCTGTTTCAAAAATTAGATCATCATCTGTTACCGGAAGAATAGATTTAACAAATTCAATCTCTTTTACATGAGAATGAATTTTACTAATTAAAGTAGGTGGTAATCTACCTTTTTTAGTACTATTCTTTCTATTTAAGAATCTAGCTTTTCTATAACGAGTTTTTCTTGAACGTCTGTGTCTCCTATACATCCGTCTTTGTTCCATTTTATCTTTTATGTCATTTTTGATTGTTGTTTCAGCCATATAAACAGTATCGCCTTTTTCATTAACAACGGCAGAACCGATATGTGATGAACCAACATCAATACCCAAAGACAGTTTTTGAGTGTACTCAGTACTGTCATAAAGAAGTTTAATCGTAAAAGGACATTTACATATCACTTTTGCTTTTCCCTCTTTTAACAGCTTTCTAACCCTACCACACCGTTTAGTAGGCATTAAGGGGTTTCCATTTTTAGATTTTACGTATACTAAATACATAATTATTCCTTAAGAATATAATTCAAAGTCCTAAGACTTAGTTATGCGTATTTAATTGCTGTTACCACAATTAAAATCCGACTTCATCTCGACAATGACATTAAGGCTTGTCATATCTTATCGTAAGGCATTTATTACTTCAACCTTATCAGTTTTTTAAGATGCTAGAGCATTGATCTGATGCGTCAACCAAAGGTAGCATGACCTTAACATCGTAGTTTAGATTTCTCTAAACTTAGTCTGGTAAACTGTTATTTAATGAAAGCCACACCCCTTCATGGGGTGGGGTAGTTTACGGAAAGCTATCAATGATGTTTTTAATTTGTATCATACAATGTACTTTTCAAGTTCCTTTGCAAGTTCGTGATTGCATTCTGTTTCCCAGTAGTTGCCTGTAGAACCGCCCCTTGGGGCATCGTTGCCTGTTGAAACTTTAATCTTGGCTTTACGCATTAACTCATAAGCATCATGTGCCTGAGGAACAACATTCAGATTTGACCATCCGCCTCTTCGATGCCATGCACTGAAAAAGTGAATTTTGTCACCGTTTAATGCATTGATGATGTGTGTTAAAATGCTCTGAGAAGTTTTAGTTTTCACACTGTATCTTAAATTTCCGATAATTCTTTCAGCTAATTCCATTTTTCAAGTCCCTCATTCATTTCGATGTATATATAATAACAAATTAAAATCTATTTGTCAAGTACTTTTTTAAAATTTTTCTTTAATAATCCGTTTCTTTGCAAACTTTGTAGCTTGCTTCAATTGCATCTGCAATATCTGTTTTTAAAATTGCAAGGACTGGTGATTCCTTGAAATCATTCAAAAACGGCAATAAGTTGCTGCAATCAATTGTATCATTAATAATTGCATGTTTGATAGAATCGATAAAGACTTTCTCATCATTATCTGCAGAGTTTGAATTGATTGCAATCTCACATGCATGTGCAATTTTCTGTTTTAAAAAATCGTTTCTGTCCATAATCTACCCCGCAAAGGAAATCTTAACATTTTCAGAATATTTGTATATTTTACGCATCAATGGCAATACTGATTTTTTGTCATAATTATTTACTAAATTAGTTGAAACAATTTTCCATTTATTGTTTAAACTGTCCCAGACTTTCACAGTAAACTTTTTCAATGATTTTACACGTTCGTTGCTGAAATCCTCGGTTGATTTTTCAAGAACTTCTGCATCTTCACTTTCAGTGATTACATAGTCAGTGAATGCATATTCTTTAATTGTTGCGGTTCTTCTGCCGGTATAGTTATAACCTTTTGGATTGTAGATTCTGATAATCTTAAACATATTTAAACCCCTTTTGAAATATGCCTATATATTATCAAATATTTTTGTATTTGTCAAGTACTTTTTTAAACTTTTTAATTAAAAATCAATAAAAATAACAGGAAAGTCATTAATGAAATCAGATTACTTTTTAATCAAACGGGGGGTAAGAGCCTTACCAAATTTCCTTTCACTCTTTTTAACTTCTTATCCTTATCAATCTAAAGTTCCATATATTTCAATTCAGCATAAATACTGTATCAAAGTTAAAAGAGGTACAGTAATGGCGAATCTTTCTAAAATCAAATGTGAACAACTTCTTAATGAAATTGAAAAACTTAAAACAAAACTGGATGCTAATGATTTTGAATCTTTAAATACCCTAAACAAACTTAAACAGGAAATAACAAATAAAAAATATGGTTTGGTTTGGGAACAACATTCAGAAAAAGTTGATGAAATGCTTGTTGATAATATTCCGGTTTTTACTGAGGATAAAACCAGAGAGATAGTTTCTGACTCATCATTGCCTTATAACTTCCTTTTAGAAGGTGATAACTTGCATTCTTTAAAACTTCTTGAGAAAACTCACAAAGAAAGAATAGATGTAATATATATAGATCCACCCTATAACACATGCAATAGTTTAACATATGATGATTCAAGAGTAGGTTTAGATGATTCATTTAGACATAGTAAATGGTTATCATTTATGAATTTAAGATTGCAAATAGCCAAAAAATTACTAAATGAGTCTGGAATCATAATGTTGAGTATTGATGATAATGAAGCATATCAACTTAAATTATTGCTAGATGATATATTCGGTGATAATAATTTAATGGGTATATTTGCAGTAGTTAAGGCAGAAGGTGGAGGAATGGCTAAATATGTTGTTAAAGGTCATGATCTTCTATTTGTTTATGCGAAAAATTTGCAACGCGCTCACCCATTAGCCAAAGAAAAAGATATTAGAGGAAATAGAATTTTTATAAACAACATTGAATATTGGATACAAGAAGATGCAATAAGAGAAACTTTTGGTAAATATGGAAATTTGTATTATGAAGATATTGTGGATAAAAAAGGAAAAGATTTTAAAGAAAAAATAGATGACGGTATAAAAAATAATGAATATATACTATTATCAAAGCCAAATGGTAAACATATTATAGGAAAATTAAGAAGAATTGATAAAGATTATTCAAAGTTTTATTCAGTAATGAAACATTTAAATGCTGATGGAATAACGACATTAAAATCATTAGGTCTTGCTGAATATTTTGATTATCCAAAACCTGTATCTCTTTTAAAAGAAATTATTAAAGGGGCCACTTTCTTTTCTGATCATGTTCCGATTATTTTAGATTTTTTTGCAGGTTCAGGAACAACAGCCCAAGCGGTAATGGAACTAAATAATGAGGATAAAAAGCAAAGAGTTTTTATTTTATGCACAAATAATGAAGTTAGTGCTAAATTAAAACTTAAATTTATGCAGAGTCTTGGATATTTAGAAGATTATAAACCTAATGTACAAAATACAGATAATGCAATTGAAAACAAGATTTACTCACTATTTACAGATGGTAAAGAAGGTTTTTTAAGACTTGTAGATAATAATAGGATTAAATATGAATCTTTTGGCATTTGTCAATATGTTACATATGTTAGATTAAAAAAAATTATTGAAGGATATACCTCAAAAATTCCAGAATCTAAAATAATTTATGATAAAAAAATATCTGTAAATAATTTTGATAAAACATCTGATTTTAAGCAAGATATAGATAAAATTATTCAAAAACAAGAATATTCTAATTATAAAATCAAAATCACGAGTGACAATAGAGTTCAACTTATAGCTAGTACAAAAGATTATAAAATATATAATGGTATCCCAGCAAATCTTAAATACTACAAGACCGATTTTATACCCAAAAACTCTAATCAAAATCAAACACAAACTAATCAACAAATAAGTCCAAATTCTGGAGTTAATGAAGTTACTTTATGCGATAAGTTACAGGATCATATCAAAGAGTTAATACAGTTGGAAACACATCATAATATAGATGATGACTATTATAAAATGATATTAAATGATGCAGATTTAAGTGATCTTATCACGATTATAAACAAGAACCCAAATCTTAAAGAGATTTATATATCATCAACAATATTGTTAGATTCAAATCAAAAGCAAATTTTAGAGTCTAAAAATATCAAAGTTTCTGAAATACCGGATTATTACTTTTCAAATGAATTAAAAGAGAATGGTGAGTTATGGTAGCATTATTTCAATTTCAAGCCGATGCAGTGAATAGCTAAAAATGTTTAGCTATGCTGTTAAACAACATAGCTAATTTTTAATCAATGTTTTAAAGTATTCAATAATCAAATCATCTGAGATTTGATCCATTTTACTGCTTTTAAACCATGCACCGTTAGGATGTTGTGACCAAGCAACAAGTTCACCGGCATTATACTTTCCGAAAAAGTTTATAACAGCATCAATAACTTTGATTTGTGGATCTGTGAGATTGTTTTCTACATTTTCTTTTCTATTTAAAAGTGCATCAATGAAGTCAAAATGATGGTTCTTTGCGTAATTATAAAGCTTTGGAAAAACCGGACCGTGGGGATATGCTCTAGGATGTTCCTTGCAAATCCTTGTATCTGAAGATACTAATACTGCACCATACGCACAGTACATCAATTTTTGAAGTTTAGTCAAATTCACAAAGTAATTTTTCATAGCACACAGTTTGGCTATGTAGGCTGCAAAATCATAGATGTCAATATCGAGTTCTTTTGGCATATCAATACACCTTTACAGCAAAAGCTGTATATAAAATTATACAGCTTTACAAATGATTATAACATCATTATATCAAGTCCATATTCTGATGCAATCAGATATTCCACTTTGCAGCCCCGTGCTGTTTCCCAGCCTTTTGCAAATACTACCAAATCAGCATCGGAAAGTTTAAGAATTGCTCTGCCTAGGCAATAAATAGTAGTATTTACTGAAGCATCTTTTAATGTGTATTCTCTAAAGTAAGAATCGATGATTTCAAACTTTTCATTACCAAAACGTTTTTTAATTTCAACGATTGCTTCCTCACGGTTCTTGCGAATTTGTTCTTCTGTAAGATTTTTCATTGGCGAACTTATAAATATTTTCATTTTTTAACCTCTTTTTTAAAATATTATAAATATTTATATAGAGGAATTATATATATGATTAACTTCAATAATTTTAATTTTTCACATAAAAATGAATATCTCTTAAATCATTCTATGATTAGAGAGTGTATTCACTTATATGGTATACCGTGCAAATTTGTAATAATACAAAAAGTGAACTTCGATCAATCTGTATTTGGTGATTACAGTGCAATTAAAACCAACAATTCAGATACATTTATGATTCATATGTTACCTGAAAATGCAGAGGATATTGATAAATCACAGTATGAATTTAACGAGTTCGGTTTAAATAACTATGATACCACCATGGGATATATAAGTACATCGGATTTGCCGGAAGGATTAAATATAACAAATCTTACAGGCAATCTAATGGTGTTTCCATCTAATCAGATTATGGAGATTTCAGACTGTGAGCAGAAAGTTCCGGGGATTAACAATTTATGGGCTTATTCAGACCAAGTTTCTGTTTACAGATTAACCTTGAAACCTTACGAAAGACGTGCGCAGGATGAAATTGATAATGAATCGGTACTGAACACAGTTGAAGTTAAGGACAACGGACCGGTTGATGTTGCCGAACTCAATTCAGTTAAAGAGATTTTTGATTCCTTAGACGGTTACTTTGATACCTTGTTAAATGAAAAAGAAGAACAAGATTATCAAGCTGAATTTGAACCGTTTGCAGAATCAAAAGAGGATGAAACCGGAACTGAGATTATTGAAGAAAACCATGGTAAACCTATAGAAAATCCAAAAACCATGAAACAGAAGATTAAAAATAAAGACCGCAGAGTTATTAAACCTGTAGTTGATATTTCAGAAAAAGACCCATTTAACTGGTGATAAAATATGAGATACAATGCAAATGGACAGTTAGTAACGACTGTCAATGATTTAAAACATGTTTTACAATCATCGGTAAAACCGAACAATTATAGAATTGAACTGTTAATGCGATATAACATTAACGGTTTTGACAGTAGAACTTTTAATATACTTGTAAAATCGAGTACTTTGCCGGAAAGAAGAATAAACCTAGCGGAAGTATGGTGCAGAGGTCGTAAAGTTCAATTACGTTCAGAGCAGGAAAACAGCGGCGAATGGGAATGTACTGTAATTGATGATAATAATATGTCATTAAGAAAATCAATGACAAACTGGTTTGAACGCATTGATTCAATCAGACGTAACATGGCAGGAAACCTAGATTACATGGTATATGCGAATATCTATCAATTAGATGTACAAAGCAATCCGGTGTTTGGTGTACGTTTGAACAATGTATTTTTATCATCAATCGGAAGTGTGAATTTTGATGATTCATCGGTAGATCAATTAACAGAATTTCCGGTAACATTCAGTTACAGTGAAATTGAGCCGCTTGCATACGGTGATAATAACAGCGGATTGATACATCCTGTTTTGTCTGTGAAATCTGAGGGTTATTAATTTTTTTTTTTTTTAATAATTCTTGACAATATTATTAAATATGATATATTTTAAATATAAAAAGTTTTTGGGTGAGTTTGCTATAAAGCGGTTAGAATCCGCTGCCTCCCCACGTGGGAGGTGAAATGATGTCTTGTGAACTTGCCCAACCCCGTAAAGTGTGGGGTTTTGTGGGGGATTATAAAAGTCCCTAAATTTGTTTTAATTTAGGGACAGTTCCTTACCAATCCGTCATGCTGGCATATGTTGCATCATTCCATTTCGGGTCATCTGTTAAATACGTTGCCAGTATGCACGTTAAAAATTCATTTTCAAAAACAATTATCTTGCGTGAGTTGAATTTCATAGTTGGAACTAATCCGAAATATCTATACAAATCAATAATCTGTTTATAATATTTGTATTGACATATTATATAAGGAAAATCATCAAATTTAATATTCACTGAAATTCCATCTAGGATTTCGTGTTCTTCAGACGCAAATACAGCACCGTTCTTATTGAAAATCACATATTTACAGTTTTTAACTGTTTTATCTGCATAAGGAAGTATGTTAAAATTTTTCATGTTATTGTATATATTACAAAATGTATTATATAATAATAAATCATTAGAATTATTAAAGCATATTTCATCTGTAAGATACAGTTTATCAGTGATTTTCACATCATTTTGAATATTTTTCTTGATATAGACAAAATCATCATATGATAATGATAGTTGAATGCCTTTTAATTCCTCAGTGCAGTATTTAACCATGATAATACCATCGCTGACCATTAAGGAACTATCAGATACACATAATGGGCTGCATCTTGCTTTGAAAGAATTTGGCAAAATGTTTACAATTTTAGAAAATATTTTAGAATCCATTTAATCAACCTCACTAACTATTCCAAACGGTATCCAACGATGTGCATTTTCCGGCAGATATTTAACATAATTAAGCAAATCCGTAGTATTCAAAGGGGTTTCAAGACCGGAAATATAAACTCTCAAAGATTCATCCATATCGGTAGCGTCATACTCATATGCAGTTATTTGACCAATCTTGATTAATGGATTACCTTTTAAATGCCGATACATTGAAATATCTTTACTATATTGATATCTGATAGTATCACCAATTTTAAATTGTTCCTCAAATTCTTTCAAGGTGAAAGGTCGGTACACCGGTTCTAAATCACGTACAAAGACAATATACTGCGGATTATATATAGGACTTGTTTTGTCGTTATTCTTGTATATGACGTAATCCACATGTCCATCTTGGTCGGAAACAGCACCAAAAGTGCCATAATTTGACGTTCTTAAATTAGCAAGATTTTCAAATGATTCAATATTATTGTTGCAATATGCATATTCACCTATATATTTATTGAGTGCCGGAATCTCATAACACACTTTTCCAACGGAATATACATCTTCAATACTTTTAATTCTCTTGTCCAGTTTCACTTTTCACTTCCTTTGTTTTGTCTTTCACTCTGATGTTTTCACATGAACCTGTGGTATTTTCAACACACAGAATTGTCACGTTGTTGTTTCTGAACACCGGTCTGTACTTTTTGTGTTCAAGACCTACTGCAAGGATTGCACCAGATGCAAACAGACACAAAAGCCAGTACAAAATCTTTTCTTTCTTTGACAACATCTCTATTTTTCCTCAGTTTCAAATTCGGGTGCATCTCCGGCATCCAAATCATCATCAACATTGTTATTATATCTTGAAATATTGACAATGCAACCGCTGTTTTCAAAATCATCTGAATCATAGAAGTCAGCATCGTCTAAAAATTCGTCCATTAGAAAATCTCCTTGCATCTTAAACCTCTAGCAAAATATTAAACCAATGATGAAAAGGAACAAGAACACCCAGATACATTGCTTTGCAAAATTTTTTAAATCTTTACTCATTTTTAACTCCTTTTTGAATATTATTTTTGAATATAATTGATTTATAGATCTAATGTAAACATTTTTAAAATAAATTTGTGATTGTTTTCACAAATAAAGTTAGAAAAGCTATGATTTTTAAATGAATTTGAAATAAAATATAAATACAAATAAAAAGTTTTGATACTCTCCCCATGGGGGGTAATTTTTAAAAGGAAATAAAAACATGAGATTTTCAGAATACGTTAACCGTTCAAAATCAAGACGTTCATTGCATGAAGATGAACTAAAAGACAGTTCATATTATGTTGACTCAAACGGATTTGTAACATCTAATATTGCAGATAAAATTAAATTATCAGATGTTGCTAAAAAAATGTATAATGATATTCAAAAAGATGACGTTGCATATTCGGTAGAAAAAGCACTTGATGGTGATATTAAAAATTTTGGTTACTTATATAATGGTGGTATCGATGCATTTGTAAACAAAATCTACAATTGGGCTAGATTCGGGAAAACATATCGTTATCATGGATGTGAAAATGCTGATATCCAAGCCCTTGCAATTATTCTTGCTAATGATTGGTATGAGTCAAGAAAAGCTAAACTCAATTTAAAAGAAAACTGCAAACGTAAATCATTGAAAGAATCTGAAACATATGATTTAGAGTTTTTAAAAGATGTTCTGGCACAATGCAGTGATGCACAGCTTGCAGATATCTATAATATGATTGTTGTTGAAAATCTGAATAACTGCAGTCTTGCATCTATTGCAGATTCTTTTATTGCCGGTGAAGATCAAATCTATGAACCTTTCAAATCATTGTTCAAGAAAAACGGTATTAAATTAGATGCAATTTATATGCGTTACAGCACAATCATAGGTACGGAACTTCCACCGATTGATTATGAAAGATTCGATGAGTACTATGACGGTGAAAGCATCGAAAGTGTTCTAAAGAATGATTTAGGTACTTATTATGATGTAAATGTTTATGATTATGGCTATGATTCTTTATTTGTTGAATTAGAAGATATAGCTATTAAAAACGTATGGCAGAAAGCATCCGGCATCGATAATTTAGAATTTGCAACAAGGTTGCTTGAAGACATTGCAGAAGATCAAGGTATAGACGTTATTCAAAACTATATTGAAGAAAACTATAGACTTAAATCTGCCGATGATATAACACCTGATGTTATTAAAAATGCAATTATCGCTGTAGTTCTTAGGGATTTGGGAAATTGCTTATTCATGCTTTCAGAATTAGTAACATTTACTCCTAAAGCATTAGATGCAATCAAAAAATTCTGCAAAGACGTTGATGATTTTTACGAGTACTGGCGATAATTAAAATATTTAAAAGAAAAATGCAAAAACGTGAAGTATATCACTGTTTTTGCATTTTAAATATTATATAATACAAGCATAAGTTCAAAAAAGAGGAAACAAAAAATGAAAATTTATCAGGATATCAATTTATCAGATTTTGAATTCTGGTCCGGTGCAAAAACATGGGCTGCAGAGTTCACATCTGAGGAATTAGATCAAATTGGTGAAATCCTTGAAAATGATGGATATGCACCTGAGGGCGGTTGGACAGATACAGCAGTAAATGACTTGTTCTGGTTTGAGCCGGAATTTGTTGCAAGTTTAATTGGTAAGATTATTCCAGACCTTGCTCAAGAAAGATTTGATGCAGGTATTTCAGCAGTAGAAGATGAAATCCGTAATTATGATGATTTTGAGGAAGAATTTGATAAGGATGCTTTAAAAGAAACCTTTATCGATGCTTTCAACGATGACAGCTATGATTACGGTTCTGCCGTTGAAGAACTTGCTGATAATCTGTTTGATGATATTGCAGATGATGAAGATAAAGATTCTTTAATCAAGTTCTTAGACAAAGCAAAGATTGAAGATTATCTGTAGGCATTTAGAATGAGCAATTATTGCAATCTAATCACTTGGTTGACAAATTACAAGACTTTCAAACAGATTGATTGTGATAATTGCTTGTTTTCTTTATAATCCCAATTCACTTGAAATACATATTTCAAAATCTTGATTATTTTTTTGAAAAATATAAATAATAGTAAAAAGCAGTTTTCAAAATAAAGGAAAAAATGATGAAAAAGAAAGAATTTTTTAATATTTATGATGATATTGGCAGAACTGCTAAACATCAAAGTTTTGAGTTTGATGGTGCATCTGCACAGTATCGTTATGACGTAATCCTCGATACTGACGGTAATGTTTATCAAATCGAACAACACCGTGGGTATGGTAAATCTGATATTTGGACTGAAGAAGAATACGAGTTATTAACTTGCAGCTATGAACAAGCAATTCAGCAAATAAAAAGATATGCTAAAAATCAAGAACGCAAATCTCGTATCACCGAATCAAGATTTGGACGTTATTTAAACGAAAAGCAGAATATTTCAGGCGGTGGAACAATCGTTCCGGGACAGGTTCCAGCCACATATAAACCAAAAGCAGATTTTAATTTTGCCGGTTATGATATTCTCGATTACGGTTGCGGAACTGGAACAGGCAAAGAATATATCAAAGCACACAATAAAGAAGAACGCTTTGCCGGTACTAAAGTATTCAACTATGAACCATTCCCTAAATTTCATGTAGATGAAAGACAAAAGTTTATTGCATCTAGCAATCCTAAGAAAATGATTTGCTGCAATAACGTATTAAATGTTATTGATGATGATTTAACTGATATTCTTACTGAAATTAAACAAGTTGCAAAACGTGCCGATGTATCTGAAATCATCTTTAAGATTTATCAAGGTGATAAATCAGGTAAAGGCAAACAGACCGGCAAAGACAAATATCAGCGTAATGAAAAAACTGCAAACTATATTCCAAAGATTAGAAAAGTTTTCACTGGTTGGGATATCGATGAAAGACCATTTAAGACATACTTTATTCGTTTAAGTAAAGGCAAACTGAATGAATCATTTGTATGCGAATCAGAGTTCCCAGCACCTAAATTCGAAAGTGAAATTAACAAAGAATTATTCTCATACGATGCTATTGAAAAAGCCGTTAAGAAACTGCTCAGAAATCGTTATAATGGCTCTGAAACATTAGAATACCACGAAGGCGATTATATGTATTCTTTGGTGTTCAGAAAACATACCAATATGGCAACCACAAATCTTTATGTTAATCTCATAGTTGAAAAATACGAAGATGGTGACTGGGAAGAAGTTTACAATAAAGAACTTTTCTACTATGACTTAATGAACGATTCTTGGGATTCATTCAAATCTTATGAAGATGAATATGATAGTCCTGAGGAAGAAGAAAAAGCATTTGAAGAACAATATGAAAATATTGTTTCAAATGATATTGCAGATTGGATTTTTGCAAATACAGAAGATTTATTTTAACCCATAACCCTCTTTCCACTTTGAGGGGGGTTTAATTTAAAAGGAAAACAAAATGATACACAAATTTAGAAAATCCTCACGCAGAATGTATGAGTCTGCAGAGTTTGAACTTAGTTTGGAAGATATCGGTGATCTGACACAGGAACTTTTCATGCGTTCGGACGAACTTGCAATGCCGGATGACAATAACGGGTTCATAAGATTGCTAAACAATGATATGATACGCAAGCTTACAAATTTAGGTTTTGATATAGATTTTGAACGTCAATGTCTTCGTATCAATGATGTTTATGAAGATGATTGGAAAGATTCAATTTCACGTTTAAATCTTAAAAAAGCTGAACATGGTTGGTATGAGGATGATGATACCGGTTTGTTCCTGAGATATAATAAAAGTGAAGAATATCTTGAAATCGGCTACGACAGCACATTTGATGCAATTGATATTGATATTTATTCAAACTGGGAAGCCATTGCAAGCTATATGGAAAAGCGGATTGCAAAAGATGATCTCGATGATTATGCAGATGAAGATGGTAATCCGGCTTTTTGGTGCATATTCGAAAGACATTTTGATGAATTTGAAGAAGCAGTGCTGGATTATGCTGAACTTAATCCACGTTTCATTAATAAATTGAAACAAATTCGTAAAAGATTTTAATTATCTCTATAAAATATCTCATAAATTTCAAAGTTCCTTGCAAAAGGAACTTTTTTATTTTTATTATATATAATATATAAATATATAAAAATTTTAAATAAAAGGATTCCATATGCAGTCATTTAAAGAATTTATCCGAGTTAAAGACCGTGAAAGCAAAGTGTTTATTCGAGAAAGCATTTATGAATTAAAACATAATGCTTTTTATAATACAGATTACTTCAATAAAAAATATCTGTATGAGGAAGATGCACCGGAAGAAACCGATGCAGAAACCAAAGATAATACTGATAAACAAACTACAGATAAGAAACAAGATAATACTCTCGATAAACAGGATAATGCAGATGCTATTAGAAAACAGCTAGAATCTATTATTGAGTATGTTTCACCATGTTTTTTATATCTTGGACCAGAAAGATTAACGAGCATGATAGATGTAATAAATAAAAAACTTACTAAAGATTCCAAGACAGAAACATATATTTTGAATGATTTAAAAAATGCATCTGAGGAAGATCAAAAGATTATTACCCATTTAAAAGAAACATACTCAAAGATTGAAAATCTGAGTCAGGAACAGGATAAAAAGGGGTTAAACACATCATTAAAAATTCAAAATGGTGCAGTTACAATTATAAATGAAGGATTGATAAGTGCTATCACTAAAATCTTTGCAACAATCGGCAAATGGATTAATTTGCTTATGGGTAAATTTAAAGAAGAAAAAGGCAAGGAATGTGATACCGATAAAATCAAATCAATCTGGAATGCTGATATTGAAAAAGTAAAACCATCTATGACCGATGATGAAAAACGTAAACTTGGGGTTACATGGACTAAAGATGTATCGGCTGCCGATGTTGCAATCATGAAAAATGATAAAACAAACTTCTATAAAACAATGTGTTTAATCTCGTTGAAGTATGGGCCTAAATCTATTGAGTACATTGCCGAAATAACCAAAAAGATGCTTGCAGACCAAAAGTTAAAAGCATTAAATCCATCATCAGATAAGAAACAAGATGATTCTGAGGATGCTAAAAAAGATGATCAGAAAGAAACTAACGAAAGCTATAGATTTTCAAGGTTCGGAAGAATGAGAAGATTAAGTCGTAGATTTAAATAATGTGATCTGTATCACAAAATTATAAGAAACCCACCTTTTAAATGTAGGTGGGTTTTAACTGATATTATTAAATCTCATTTTTTCACCACTTTTTTACAAATATTTTTAATAGTATTAGGAACTGTCCCTAAATTAAATCCAATTTTAGGAACTTGTTTAACCTTAATTTCATTGTTAAGTATAGTATAAATAATGATTAAAACTTTGAAGCATATCACATTTTTAAAAACAATTTTATTGACATATAAATAAAGGTGTTATATACTTCTTTTTAATATAATGACATGTAGTTAAGTTATTGAACTATGAAAAAGTTAAAAGCCAAGACAAAAAATATAAAGCAAACTAAAAAAAGACGCAAAAAGAAAAGTCATAAAGATTATTTTATGATTAGTCTTAAATTTGCATATAAGTTAATTTTTGGTGACAAAGAACTTTTAGAGAGATATGAAAAACAAGCTACATCTCTTGTTCATATTTTTTATAACTTATTTGTTGATAATCCGAAGATGACATGCCATGAAGCTAACGAGCATATCAAAGGTTATAAGAACCTTGATTTAATGGATTCTTATATGGTTTTATGCGCTTATAGAAGATCGTATTCGATGTATAAACGTTATAATGTAGACAGTGAAGAACCATTAGGTCATAAACTCGTTTTCGGTAAACGAAAAAACCTAATTAAAACATCTAAACACACATTATCAAAAAAGGAATTTAAAAAACTAAGAATCTTACCTTTATTTTTAGAAGGTCAAAAAGCTGATTTTGCAAATAGACGTGTTAGAATTAAAGATAAACACACTCTCGAATTTGTTGTTAATGGTAAAGTGATTTTTGTTTTTAGAGTATCAGATAAAAGATGCGGTATTTTAAATCAACTCAAGAAAAAACAAGATGCTAAACAAATGCCGATTACATATACCATTGGTGATGATTATATTACTATAACTTATAATCAAAAATTGCTTACAGTTCCTAAAAATCATAATCTGTTAGCAAATAGAATCATGTCAATTGATATGAATCCTGACTATATTGGTATTACAATTTTTGATGTCGATCAAGATAGCCATATCAGAAACATTCTAAAAGCATATGTTATTGACTGGAGTACTATAACTGAAATTCAAAAAGAATTAAAACAAGCTAGTAACTCAGAAGGTAATAAATATCTTACTAATAAGAGAAAACATGAAATTAAGAATGTAGGTAAATTTATTTCAGATTTATCAGTATTTTATAAATGCAAATATATAGCAATAGAAGATTTGGATTTTGATTCTAATTGCAAGGGTTTTAGGAACTCTAAATGGAATAGGAATTTAATTTTTCAATCATTATTTAAGCATTCCGTCGAAAACGGTGTTACTATTTTACGTGTTAATCCGGCTTATACAAGTATCATAGGAAATATTGTCTGCAGACATAATATTCCTGACATGTGTAGAAGTGCGTATGAAATTGGTTATCGAGCAGTAAAAGGACTTCAAAATGGAAATTTCGATAAAGACTGGGTAGATACAAATAAATATCTACATTCGTTAGATAAGATTAAACTCTTTATCACTAAATCGTTGGAAGAATGCGGTGATAAAGATAAAGAACTTAAAGAAGTTAACAAATTAACATTTAACAATGTAAAAGACTTCATGCATAGAAACAAAATACAGTATAGAGTTTCTATTGAAGACTGTCATGATAATGAAACAGTCTATATATTTAAAAACGATAAATCGCTAGTTAAGATTCATTCTTACAGCGTAAGACACTATAAAAAGACGATTGCTTGATTCGAGAGTTTGCATAGGAAGTATTGCTTTTGAATCAAGTTAGAATGCCGTAAAAAGCAATTTAACTTTAAAATAGCGATTCACTATTATAGAGTCTTAAAACAAAAAGAAACTCGAATAAGGTTAGGGTTTCAACTTAATATGTGTAAGCATGATGAGTTCTTTTATGTTGAACTACATGGTGTATATCATAGTTCAAATAAGTCCCAAAATTGGATTTAATTTAGGGACAGTTCCTTAAGAAAGTTCATGACCAGTATAATACTGATAAATCCATAAATGCAATGTCGGATGATGAAGCAAAGAATGCTAAAAAAGATGATAAGAAAGAAACTAACGAAAGCTATAGATTTTCAAGGTTCGGAAGAATGAGAAGATTAAGCCGTAGATTTAGATAATGTGATCTGTATCACAAAATTATAATAAACCCACCTTTTGAATGTAGGTGGGTTTTAACTGATATTATTAAATCTCATTTTCACCACTTTTTTACAAATATTTTTAATAGTATTATATATATAATAATAGTCTGCCTTAGAATTATAATTTTTAATGCCTTCTTCATCCCAGTTTGTTGGAAAAACCCAGTGGAACAACGCTTTAAATTTGTTTTCTCTGCCGATTCTGAATGTATTCAAGTCTATTGTTTTCAATTCATTGACTAAATGAGTATAGTCCATGTTATTGATAACTGCATCTAGCAATTCAAAGCATACAAGAAGTGTACGTTCTTTGTCTTTTTCTCTTTTTTCCCATGCTTTCATACAAAACCTCACAATAATTCGATTATGTTATTATTATATAATAAATAATAAATAAAAACTGTGATATATATCACAGTTTCTTAGGAAACCCTAGATGATGTATGATGTACGGATCTGTGCAAGGTGGCAGAAACCGATTCCAGCATACATCATTCGGCATTATTCTTATACGATCTCTGAATTTCCAATTGAAAAAGTCCTGTTCTGGACAGCTTGAAAACGGACAGCTTTTAAAAAACCATTGAAGTTCTTCTATATTAAACTCATATTTAAAATTCATTATCATGAATCTGGCATTGATATATCGTGACGGCTCAATTCCTATGAAGTCTAAAACCTTTTTACGTTTATCAGACAGTCTATGATAATTCAAATCTTCTAAGCAGCCATAAAGATACTGCTCAGAATACCGTTCAAGAATAGGTGTGATGTCTTTTTAAACTCTAAATCCAAGTCAAAGTTAAAAACTTGCTCATGCTGCATGGATAAATCTGAAAAGATTTTAATTTTTGCTAATAATAAGTCTAAAAAACGGTCATAATTAGTATGGGATTTGAAATCAATCTCGATTTTGGGTATTATTTTTGAATTTTTTATTAATTTTGTATTAGAATATATATAATAATCATTATTAATATTAATATTTTTTAGATATTTTTCGTAATTTGCATCTAAAACACAGAAACCAATCCTCATTCTCGGTATATTTTAAGATTATCAACTTTAAAATTGTATGAAATACCCTCATAGTCGTTATAGATGTTCTGAAATTTGATAAATTGCGGATAGAATTGAACATTATTGAATGTTTTAACAAGTGTATTATCAATAGTGACATTTAATGTCATGTTTTGAATATTTGCAGATAATTCACAATGATGTGAACCGGTGTAATTGTAATTGCACAGAACCCCTCCAGATTTGCAATATTTCGCACCAAATTCAAAGACCTTTACATCCCTATATAGAATGTAAAACATAGGCTTATTTTCGCTTGCAAGTGCCGTAAAATCGAATGTAAACGTCCATTTGTTGAAGTTCCAGCAATCTAGGTTACCCTCATCAATGTCTGCAGTATAGTCATATGGCAATCCTATGACAATTCACCAAATGCATCATACACACCATTACCGATGTATAACAAGGTAACTGCACTTCCGATACGTCTTAATGTGGTTAAATCGTTTGGGCTGATTGTTACATTTGTTCCTGCTTTGATAGTTAAAGATGAACTATCACCGCTTACTTTTCGGATTGTTAAAGTCAAACCGACAAAATCCTCGCTTGCCGGTTTGGTTACTGTTATGTTTGCATTATTTGAACTTTTAACACGCAACAAGGTTCTACCGTCAAAATCTGCATTGACAGTACTGTAACCGCTTGAAACATTTTTAATACGGAATTTAGGAATTGAAGAACCACTGACTGATATCTGCTCATGAACCCATTTATCAGACTGATCAGGTCGATTACCTACATTGCCGTCAATTGCTGAACGATAAAACCTGCCATTGTATGAAACGTACTCATCACGTTCATAGAATTTAACAGTACTCCAAGTTTCAATCGGAACACCGGTTAAAATATCAAGAACGCTTTTCAATTCCCGAATTTCACGTTTCAAACGAAACAGCGGTCGGTTAAAAACCGTTTCATTCGGTTTGTCACCGTTGCGAATTCTGAAATTATCAAAAAATTCTTTTAATGTTACAAACATAAAAATTTTCCAAATTATTAATATATTATTATATATATTTATAATTTTTTAATTTTTTGTTTCTAATTCAGCAATTTTATCAACGATACTATCATCAAATGCAAGTAAATCTTTATATGCAATCAGTTCATCGATTTTCGGTGCAAGTTTCCTGTCTGTCTTGTACATTCTTAATGCTTTAAGAACCACCGTTGTTTCAAGACCCTGCTCTTCGTATTCACTTTTTAACGCTTTCATATCTTCCTTGATTTTCTTCATTTCAAGTTCAAGATTAAGATAACGTAATGCATATTCAGATGTTAATTTTTTAACTTCATTGTCTAATGTAATACTCATAGTCAAAGTCCTTAATCAATGTCAACTATAATAGAATTTCCAACAATAGTGTAGTTTAAATCTCTTAGAATTATATCAATATTATCAGGTATTGAATACAATTCAATTGATACTGCATTATTATCAGGTGTAATGTTCTTAATTTTAATATTAGATGCTCTTAAAATATCCATAATAGAATACTGTTTAAGATTCTTTTTTGTAGCTTTTACTACCGGGGTTTTTACTGCCGTGGTATTTGACTTCTGCATCTGTAACAGCTTTGTTGCTATTTCAGTATCAGAATTTTCAATGTTCGGCTTTGCTACTAAATCTGAAAACTTCATAATTTTAACCCTTTAAATTAAATAAGCAAAAGACATTCAAATCCTTTTAAATGCTTTTGCTTATATTTATATTTTTAATATTTCACATCCATGTGAAGAATTAAAAATTAGCTTAGAGAGTTAAGCAAGTCATCAAATTCAGATTTTGCAGTAGCTTGCGGTTGCGGTGCTGGCTGTGAAACAGCTTGTACTGTCTGCACCGGTGCAACTTGAACTTCCTGTGAATCTTTAACTTCAGCTTTTGGCTCAACGGTAGCATGTTTTTCAATGTTAATATTCGGGGTTTCACCCTGAGCCGGAACACCGAACTCACCATAACTTACATAGTATAAGTCATTCTGAAGTTCCTGATATGACTTGAAGTTTGCCGGATCTTTGAATTCATCCAAATCATAAGTCTTTCTCAAATCTTCAGCGCATTTAGCTTTCACATCATCAAAGTTAGCTAAATCACCGTAAATTGACTTTCCATCGCCCATGAACTGGAACTGTGATGAATCATAGGTAACAATACCGTTTGTACCTTTCTGGCATTTCAAAACAAATACCCAGCCTTTCAATGGATTGAAGATTTCCTTACGTGTAACACCCATCTGCAAATCGGTTTCAGACGGATTCAAGGCTTCCATAAGTTTGTTAGCCATTGACTGTGAAAACTCATAAAGGAAAATTTTACCCTCATTATCCTTGTTTGCCGGATCTTTGATTATCTTTATATTTGCAATAAATCTCTTTTGAGGTTTATATTTTCTTGCAATATCGGAATCCTTTTCCCACATTGAAACATAAGTTTCATGGAACGGATCTGCAAGTCCAATACTCTTAGGGGACCAGATTGATTTATAACGTTTTTGAGTTTTTGGCTCTTTAGTTGTTGCATCAATGGTCTGTTTAGTAATGGTTGTATTGATTTTATACATCTGAATCAAGGTATGAAACTTCATATCCGGCAAAAATGCAATAATTGCCTGACCTTTCATATCCTTATCTTTTGTTAAGGTGTAGAATCTTTCATCTACATAGCTTTTCTTATCCTGTTCAAAAGGATTTACACCGGTCTGTTTTTCAATCTGATTGAAATCAAAAGCATTTAAGTCTAAATTATTCAAATCTATACTCATTTTTTCCTCTCTTATATATTACTGCTTTGGTTTTACGGTCACTTGTAATCTAAAACTTTTTACATTATTAGATTTCATTAAAATTCTAAATTCATCACGGGCTTCATTGTATTTAACACATACAGTATAGTCATGTAATGGAATACGCATAAATGTTTCTAATGATATAAGTATATCAAAGTTTTTATGTGTATCGCAAGACTTTTTTAATGTATATGTATTAGAAGATGCATTGAATTTACCTACTGATGATAATGAGATTTCAACACCATCCTCGCCCTTGAACTCGATAAATTTAAGTTCATCAAGTGCAGCAGATGCACTGCGTAACTTTTTAATATCATCCTGAGTCAATACAAATTCAGCAACGCTAGGCTTGCTGTCAACAATATCCATCTGCTCAGGCTTGAACTCAAAAGCTGATAACAACTGCGGTGCAGTCATCAGGTATCTTGCTTTTGAATGTTCATTTGAGATATTGATGCAGTTGTTTTCAATTACCACATCACGATCATCCGAGTTATCACCGAACAATCCAAGAACATTTAAAAAGCCGTTCAAGTTGAACAATCCGATTTCACCATCGAATGTATCATTTTCATCTTCGCTTACTGAGGTAAGATTGAATGAAAATGAAATATCATTAACTTCGGATTTACCATAAGTTACCGGTGAACGTAAAATTATCGAATTTGATATTTTACTTATACTTTTTAAAAAATTAGTTAATTCAGTACTAAACATTATAACCTCTAATTGTTTAACTTCGATCTCTCTAAACCAAATAAAGCCATGCCTAAGGCATTGTAGTATTCATAATTGCTTTTCGGCACTCTAATCTCATTATCTTCATACTTAGCTGAATTGAAGAAAGCTGAACCACCACCGGATAAGAATATGAAATCACACTTATCTAGGATTTTACCGTACTTTGTTTCAATCAGTTTCATTAAGTTTATTATATACTCTTTTTTGATGTTATCAATATCTGATTTATAATCATATTGATTACTTCTTAATTTGTATATTCCTGTATCTAAAATCTCTTTAGCTTCATGCAAAGATATTTCACGATTATGTTTTTCTTTGATTAACTGTGAAATTTTAGATGCAATTTTCATAATGCCTTCATGCTCAATACCCTCGAACACGGATGCACTTGTTTTTCCGTCAACAACACGGAACATATCGAGGGTACTGAACCCGATATCAACACCGATATATGATGAATTACCGGTGAATTCCCTTTGTGGATTTGGGAAATCTCTGCCGTATTTGTCAATGCACAGCTTAGACCCAGCACCTTGAGGAATGATAAAAATCTTCGGGAACTCATAATGACACTCATTAACATCGAATGATGAAATAGCTTCTCTGAAATGACCGCTGAACTGGATCTGTGCCTTTGATAAACCTGAAACAAGTATATCCGGCATCTTGCCCTGCAAGTCAGTTTCTAAAATCTTTAAAACCTTTGCAATAAACAATGGTGCATAGTATGCAAGGTTTTTGTATTCAGTAATATCAATAAGATTTTCCGATGGCAAGGATAAAGCATCTTCACCAACGTAATATGAATGATCTTTGTATTCAAAAGTTCTTGAATCTTTAATATATGAATTCTTTTGGGTAATTCCTATAACAGATTCAATTTTGAACTTCTTAAGGATTTGGTCATTTTCCATCAAAATACATTTGGTTGACCCGTATCCAATATCTAATCCAAGTATAAGCATTTAATTTTCCTTAAAATTCCAGTCCGTTTAAATATTTTTCAACATTCGGTGTGTTCGGTGCATCCGGTATTTCAGGCTTTTCAACTATCACCGAACTTTGTTCGTCATCGTTATACGTTTCAATACTGTCCCTAGAGTTTTTAAATGTTTTTTCTGTTTTTTCTTTTCTGCAAGGCTTATCCGGTTTATCAGTTTTATCCGGCTTGCTTGCAACGCAACTTTTTCCATCGCTGAAATCAATCTGTATTTTATCAATATCTTTTGTCGATGTAATATGTAATTCAAACATTTTAAACTCTCAAAACTTAAAACGATGCATCAAGCATCTCTTTCGGTATCTCTGTAGATTTTATATCTTCTTCAGTAATATCTTCAATTTTAACTTGATGTCCATTTTCTAATATTTTTTCAGAAACGTCAACACTTTTTTCATTCTTTTTTGAAAAATTTACAGAAGTATGATTGTTTTCTGAATTCTGAAAATCTATATGTATATCTACGCTTTTGATATTCTGATTCGGCATATCACGAATTTCAACTATCATATAGCATCCCCCTTAAAAATTATCAGATTTAACTTCAATCTCTTTAATGTCAAATCCTTCTAAAGTATAACATGTTTTCAAACGATTCTTATACTGATTATAAAATATTCCTGAATGCTTTCTGTCACCGTAATCATCTACTATATCATAGATTATAGATTTTTCCTTATCTTTATGCAAACGCATTAAACGTCCTACCGACTGTGCAATAGTTGTAAATGCTTTCAATGGAGATGCAAATGTAAGTACTTCAAGTCTTTTTATATTTGCACCGGTTGACATTAAACTGTAATTTGCAACTAATAATGCACCGTCCTGCTCTTCCATCAAATTACGAATACATTCTCTATCTTTAGCCGATGTTTCACCATTCATAAAATAAATTTTATACTGTTTTTGAAATTCTAAAGAATCCTTTGAAACAATATTTTTTTCTTCTATATTTATATTATATAATTCTCTATATAAATCAATAAAAATTTTCTTTCCATGCTCAGTATGCGAAAATAAAACAAGCTGGGTTTTATTCTTATGAAATGCATTTGTAACTATCTTATAAAGCATTCTACTTCTTGATTCACAATCCTTAATAATCTGTAGCAGTGCATGATAGTCAGATGTACTTGTAAGCATATTACATGTACTTTGATCGTGTTTGAAAATAATTGAGTTTACATAAATAGGTGTACCCAGACCCCTTTCAATTAATTCTTTAGAAGTGATAATTACTTTAGGTATTCCAAACAAACCTAGTAAAATCATTCTTGCACATGCATCATCCGGCAAAGTTCCGGTGAAACCTAGCTTGATTTTAGTATTAATTGACTGTAATAGAATATCTGAGGTAACATCAGATGACATTCTATGTACTTCATCACATATAATGTAATCAGGATTGATATCTTTTAAGTCCTTTCGGATTTTCTGCAGACTTTGCCATGTGCATATTGTTAATGCTTTGGTGAAATCACTCTTTTTTCCATTTCCTAAAATATCTACTTCATTATATAAGTCTATAAGATTATAAGACTTGATATCATTCTTGAACTGGGTTAAAAGATTGATGTTTGGTACTATCAATAAGCCTTTCTTATTATGAATTCGGAAAAACTCAATGATCATACTAATTATCAAACTTTTTCCCGATGATGTACATAACTGCTGAATTAACTTGAAATTTGTCAATCCGTTGACAATACCGTTTATTTGATAATCATACGGCTCAAAAGGTAAGATAGATTTATATTGTGAAATGAAATCTAAAATCTCATCTTTTGTATAAGCAGTCGCATTGTTTTCCGGCAGAATGTTAAATTTTGCATTATGCAAAAGTTGAACATGACCGTAATAAACAATCAAAGTTTCCTGACCGTTGTTTATGATTTTCTTTGTAAAGTATGTGTAACGTGAACGGAAACCACGTTGTACCATTCGATCATACTTTGCATTACTTCTTTCAGCTTTTAGAAAGTTATAGATGTTTAGATGTTCTTCCTTTGAGCCTTGAATCGCATAATAAGATTCGTTTACCTTTTTATATTCCATTATTTAACCCAAACAATATCATACTTCTCAGGTTTATTATCGCATGTATCGGTTGTTCCATCCATGTAAACAACACGGATGCACTGTTTTGTACTCCAAGATACTTCAACTTCCGGGGTATTCAATGAATTAAACATAATCCATGATAAAATTGCCACTGCAAGAATTGAAATAACTGTATAGATCATAGCAATTAAAATTTTTTCACGTCTTAATGCAGCATTATTCTTATTTTCCCATTCTTCAAAACTCATCATAATGTATTCCTCTCACAAATCAATGATATCTATTATATATAGAAACCCCATATTGTCAATGCAAATCTATGAAAAATGTGAGTTAAATCAAGCTGCACTCATTCAAAAGTTGCTCAAAGTTGCAATAAACTATTTGAGTTTGGCAATAGTTTATTAGCAGTTTGAAGTGTTTTGATTACTTTTTAACCAACTGAATGAACCTAGAGCAAGGCTCTGAACTGTTACAGACTTCTAAAAACATGCTCAAAGTGGCGATAAACTATTTAAGAATGCCAATAGTTTATTAGCAGTTTGAAGTGTTTTGATTACTTTTTAACCAACTGTATGAACCTAGAGCAAGGCTCTGAACTGTTACAGACTTCTAAAAACATGCTCAAAGTGGCGATAAACTATTTAAGAATGCCAATAGTTTATTAGCAGTTTGAACACATTTGATTACTTTTTAAACAACTGTATGAACTTAGAACACGGTTCTTAACTGTTACAGAATCCAAAAACATGCTCAAAGTAGCGATAAACTATTTAAGAATGCCAATAGTTTATTAGCAGTTTGAACACATTTGATTACTTTTTAAACAACTGTATGAACTTAGAACACGGTTCTTAACTGTTACAGAATCCAAAAACATGCTCAAAGTAGCGATAAACTATTTAAGAATGCCAATAGTTTATTAGCAGTTTGAAGTGTTTTGATTACTTTTTAACCAACTGTATGAACCTAGAGCAATGCTCTGAACTGTTACAGACTTCTAAAAACATGCTCAAACTATCAATAAACTATTTCAGTTTCCAAATAGTTTATTAGCACTTTGAAAGGTTTTGTTCACTTTTTAACCAACTGTATGAACATAGAACACGGTTCTTAACTGTTACAGAATCCTAAAAACATGCTCAAAGTGGCGATAAACTATTTCAGTTTCCCAAAGGTTTATTAGCACTTTGAGCATGAAAATTAAAAAACTAAAAATAAATATAAATAAAAATAAAGAATTATATCATTACGAAAGGAATTCAAAAAATGATTGATACAGTAAAATCGCCTATCGAGGGTAGATTTAAAGTTGAAGTTTTAAAAGATTTTGAAGTAATCGATAGCTTTGAAGATCACAATACTATCTGTATAAATGCCAGACGTGGCATGGCAAGTATTTTTTCAAATATAATTGAAGCATTTCAAAAGCCACATGCATGTAGGCTTGCACTCGGAACTTGCGGTGTTACTAAAAACAGATTTACCCCAAGGGTAGAAAATAAGACTTATACTAGAGATTTGCAGCATTTGTTCACTGAACAATATGCAGATGATTATATTACAAACTATTCATCACAGACTGCAAATGTACTTACACCGTACAAGATTTACAGATATAACGATGAGTATTACAGATATTTAAATCCTGATAATGCGGATTCTTATACTATCAATCATGCATTGTTATCAAATACCAAAGTTTTTGAAAAGGATTATAAACCATATCTGTATACAGTACCGTTCGATATCTTTGATAAAACATTCTACTCTGCAGACTTAGGTTATAAAATGAAAGTTGACCGTTCAAAGGCTCAGTGTGAAGCATTTGTGAACGTTGTCAATACCACCGATGCTACAGATAACGATGGTAATGTAATAAGCAATTTTAAGAGTACAGTTCAATTCGTTTGGGTTATCCCAAAGAACTATGCAAATAATCAAATCAGCAGTTCCGAATACGATACCCAGATGACTTTCTTTAATGAAGCATGTTTATATGTGAATGACGATCAGTTATTCTGTTATCGTGCATTCCCAACCAAGGTTAAAGATTCATCAACTGCACTGCGTATTACATGGAAAATTATTTTTTAAAAAAAAATATTAAAAAAATATAAATATGTATATACAATAACTTTAAAATTGCAATTTTATTAAGGGTTTGAACAATGAATTTTAAAAATTTTATTAGATGCAGATCAGATAGATCTGATTTTATCAATGAAAAGGAAATTGATAATCTTACAAAGTTATATCGCAAGGTTGCTAATTATTTAGGCGATGTAGATGAAAAAGTAATCCGCCGTAATCTTATGGTAAGCTTACAGCATTTCGGTATTGATGCCAATCGTGTTCGCATGTTTAAAATTCCTGAAACATGGATGAATAGAAGCAACATCAAACGTATTGAACGCAGCAAGGTTTCTACAAAGACCTTAACATTAAGACTTCTTGATGTTATGGAAGATTATAAATCACGTACTCTGTTAACCGTTGCAGCCGATGGCGATGGTTCAGCACATATCTACATTATTGATGCTGTTAGAAGTCAACTGATTCAAGTATCAAATGAAAGAAACGTAACAATGCGTAACATTCCTTTACGTGGACAGAAAGGTGAAGTACCTCGTTTCAAGATTTTAGATATCAATTCAAGAATGATTGATAAATTAGATGTTCTTGCAATCTGGTATCTTGTAGACAAAGATGCAGAAGTAGATTATAATTTTGATAAGTTCGACCCAAAGAAAAAGGTTGAAGAAAGCGAAAGCCGTGTTTCACGTTTTAGAAGAAACCCAAGACGTGCCGGAAAGCTTGATGAAGACTGCATCACAATTTCATTTGAAGATGAACTGCCTTGCAAGTTTTTAAGAATCCCACTGGATAATGAATATGCTGATTGCCAGTGTGTAGATCCTGAGGATTTTGCAGAGCCGGATGATGAAGAAGTATGTTTTACAAGAAGCATCGATCCTGATAAATTCGTTGATTCCGATGATGTTGAGGATGATATTGAAGATGCAGAAGATGCAGAAGATGCAGAAAATGCAGAAGATGCAGAAAACGAACTGCTATTTGATGATGAAGAAGAATAACACAAAAAATTAAAAGTTTTTGGCATATGTGGGTTTTAAACTTGCATGTGCCTTTTTTAATGTTTGAGGAATTGAAAATGGTTATCATAGAAACAGATAAGAAAAACAACTTTGATAATATATATGAAATATTATATATTAAAGATGATGATGATTTTGAAAATTTTTTATCCGATTCTTATCAAAGACTTGATTTAGGCAAAACTGAAGAACTAATCTATTTTATCTATTCAGATGATAAATATCTCGAATACAGACCGGTGATAACTCAAATCTATTTTGATATTGTATTATTAAAAAAGTACTTTTACATCAAACGATAAAATGAAAAAAGCCTACTTATGTAGGCTTTAGTTTCTAAGGAGTACATGTAGTTTATTTCATTATCTAAAAGGATGATAACCTTTGTCCTATCGGACAGTTTCAATTATCTAGCATTTCATAATTTAATTCTGTTAAGTACATCACATTTTTAAACTATTCAAATGCATTTTTTAATTTTAAATATATATATTTATAGGAGAATTAAAAAAATGAAAACAATCACAATTATCAAAGACAAAGACAGTTTTGAAAGCAATCCAGATAAAGAATACATGATTTCATGCGGCAAGATTGATCGAAATCCGCCTGCTGAATGGAGAAACCATAATATTATGGATATACTTGATATGGAATTTTCAAAGCTTAAAGAGATGTATAATACTGCATCCACAATCAAGGATTTTGATAACCAAATCTACCGGCTTTCGGTAGCATGTCTGCATTTATGGAGAATGAACCATTAGAATTTTTCAACCATTTTTTAAAAAATATAAATATATATAAAACAATTGCAATTTTGTCCCTTGAAAGAGGGACTTCAAAACGTCTAATTAGGAGTTTAAAAAATGGTTTTCTTAGAGTGGCAACAAATAGGTAAATGGTTCAGCACAGATGATGTGAATAAATCCATTCAAAATCATAATGGTAATAATCTTGCAAACAATCCATGGAAAGATTCTGCAACTAATACTGCAGATACCCCGGTTTTAATGTTATCTGCATGGTTATCAACTGGCAGTGCGCCTATCGGTGCATCAAATCCGATAATTGCCAAAGAAGGCAATACAGTTTACTTTAGAAACAATATGAATTATTTCATTGATAATCCACAAAGTAATGCAGTTTTATATAGTTCCGGTTTACGCATTGCTATTGATCGAAACAAATCTATTCCATATGATTATCCGTACATAATCAAATTCAAAGCAAGAATTAACAATTATCAAAACAATAATATTACTGGTTATGAAAGTACCTATAATTTTATGAATATCTGTAATATTGATAAAAAGATAATTGACGGTAGATACAGATTGTGTTTTAACAGTACTAAAAATGTAGGTTTAACCACAAATTCAGGACCTAAGAACGCTCAAACTGAAATTGTTTATCCACTGTCAGATGAAATCTTAAACGGTGCATGGTTTGAAGTTGAAGTTTTATGGTCTGAGTTCAAGGAAACTGTAAGAATCAACGGTTATTCAATCGGTAGTGATGATACTACAAAATCAACTTCAAGACTTGGTACTACCAAGAATGAGATATTACTTGCAACTTCATATAACAGGAATTCACATGCCCCTTGCTTTGATATTTCAGATATTGAGGTTAAGAGAATATACGAACGCACTGTTACCCCACCTTCAATTAAGATTACTCAGGAAGATGGTGAGGAAGAAAATACAGTTAAATTAACTGCACAGGCATATACAGACCCAATTCCTGATTTATCTAATCACTAAAATGTTTTAACGGTTGCCCCTTTAAGGGGCAACTTATAAGAGGTGACAAAATGGCAGAAAAACAATTAACATCTGTAACCAAATTATATAAAATCTATCCAAAAGCAAAACCGGGGATTTTTGAAGTTCTTGATACTGAAATGACCAAAGAAAATTTTACCTTGATTGATAAGGAAAATTTTCTTGCTCAAGCAGCACATGAAAGCAACGGTTTCAGCACTTTTGTTGAAAACCTTAATTATAGTGCCGATGGGTTAAGACGTGTTTTTGGAAAGTATTTCAAGAATAAAGATCTCAATTATTATGCACGTAATCCTGAAAGAATAGGAAGCCTAGTTTATGCTAACCGCATGGGAAACGGTGATGAGCAGTCAAAAGACGGTTATCGTTACCGTGGACGTGGAATATTTCAGATTACCGGCAAGAACAATTACCAACGTTGTACATGGCATTTAAAGATTGACTGTATCAAGAATCCTGAATACCTTGAAAGCATCGAGGGTGCTGCAAAGAGTGCTATCTGGTTCTGGAAATCAAACAATCTAAGCGGTAATATGTCTAATGAAGATATTACAAAAGCAATAAATGGTGGTTTAAACGGTTTACAAGACAGAATAAATCATCTTTATGCGATTAGAAAGTTTTTAAGAAACCCTAATTAAAATGTTTCCCCCACTTATTGTGGGGGTTTTATTTTTGTGATATGCATTGAAGTTTTTATTATATTATATATAATAAAAATATAAAACTATGATGTTGAATGACGTATCTTATGCAGATTTAATCAATAATAAAAACATTCTACTTGTTGATGACATTATAAGTCATTGTTCATCAAACAAAGAATCTATCCGAACTCTCAAAGACCAATACGAGCCAAAGAAAATTGATGTTTTGACTTTGCTATCAAAAAGATATTAAAAATCCGTTATAAATAATAATAAGACACCAGTGGGATATCTATGCTCAAAGTTTTTCAATCAATACTTGAAAGGTTCAAAATGCTAAAAGAAAGTGAGATTATAAATGTAGTTAAAAACTATGATGGTTTATATGATGTGACTTTAGATAAACCGTCAAACGATTACGATCATTACTTTGTGAACTGGAGAGATGTACCTAGATATGATAGTGATGGTAAACTCATTCCGCCGGAAGTATTCAAGGAAAAGATTATTGACTCATTCGGTGAAGTGCATTTTGCACAGAATTATGAATGTTCTTTTATCGGTTCGAGTCATACACTGATAGATCCAGAAGTATTAAAAGATTTTTCATCAATCGAGCCTTTATATCAAAGAGATGGATTTTTGAATGTGTTTGAAGAACCAATCAAGAACCACAAATACATTTTAGCAGTAGATCCGGCTAAAACAGGTCTTGATGCTTTTGCTTCACATATATTAGATATTACCACATTCCCTTTTAAACAAGTGTGTTCTGCACAAATATATAAATGTAACTGGCAGATAATGCCGGAATATGTTAATGAATGGGGAATATCATATAATAATGCATTTATCATTATAGAAAACAATGAGGGTGCAGGAACTTTCATAGCAGAGATGCTTAGAACGGAATTTGAGTATGATAATTTATTCTTTGAAAGAAAGACAAATCAAAACAATCCAAACGGTAAAAAAGTAAAAGAAGCCGGTTTTAGAACTACCACTAAATCAAGAAAATTGATTTTAGATACTTTAAAACTATTTATGAATAATAAACAGCTTATTATAAATGATAAGAATACTATAACAGAGTTTTATACTTTCATAAATAAAAACGGTAAATATCAAGCTGATGACGGTTGCCATGATGATATGATAATGTCTTTAGCCCTTGCTTTTGCCCCTTTCTGTAATTCTCATAACTTTGAAGATTTCAGGGAATTGATTAAACAAATCTATTCCTCAAATTCTGAAGATGCAGTAAGTAAAAATAGTAGTATAACCGATTATATGGTAATCGGTTCATTTGATGATGCGAACGATCAGAACTACAAAAATCATGATTATCAATCATCTAGGATGAGTGACTTTTTCTAGTCCTGTGGTTCATCGTCAGATGGCGGTCTTATATCCATAGAATGAACAGTCCTTGACTTTGCATATGCATTTGAACCAAAATACACGCTGACTAAGCCGGAGATACTCATAAAATAGATGTTACTCATATCTTCAAGTAATTTTGCTGCATTTTCCAAGTTAAAATAAGAGCATATAATGACTAAGAAAGGATATAAAAGCATTCCACCGAGAAGAAACCAAATCATCCACCGCTGAGAATCTTCCTTTTGATCTTCATTTTCAAGCCTTAACAGTTTTGCTCTAATTATAAGTTCTTGTTCAGTCAAGGCATTGTGAGGTTTGTGTTCCATATTATGTGCCTTTTTTACAATTTTTCGTTTTCTATATATATTTATATAATATATATTAATTTTTAGAAAAATAAAAAGAGCCATATTTAATGGCTCTTTGATTTTTCTCGTTAGAAGTGGAGAGGATTTTAATTCTTTTTAGCAGTCGGGGTTAAACTGATACGTTCACTTAATTTAGTGTACTGAGCGAGTTCAGACTCGTTAAGCATACCCACGTTAATTGCACTTTTAACCTTTGATGCATCTACCTTTAATACGAGGGTTGATGGGGCTTTTTCCTTCAGATAATCGATTGCACCATCGTAATCCTTATAGATTGCCTTTTTCATAGTAATACTGTTTTCTGCAGTTTCAAGTTTCTTTACATTCAAGCTGTCCATCTGTTCAACAATTACAGATTTTAAGGTCTTCATCTGGTCTTCGATTTCCTTTGCTTTAGCAGCAAGGTCACAGTAGGTGTCAATGATTGAGTTTAATTCAGTAGCGTTTAAATTTTCCATAATTTTTCTTCCTTTCATTTCGTTGTTTCGTTTTATGCTTTATATATTACTCAAAATGATTTAAAAAGTCAAACATATTTCATTAAAAATGTGATATATATCACACTAATTATATGGGTTTATATTAAATTCCTCAAAGAGTACTTTCAAGCCTTTAGTCAACTTCTTGGACTTAGGATATTCCAACGGTTTCTTATTAGGGTATTTAACTTTATACTCTTTATTAAGTTTATTAAAGTTCTTTTTAGATACATCTTTTTCTTTTTTAACTTCGGATGGGTGAATGTATGGATATGGTTCTTGCTCGTAATATTCAATCAGTTTTCTTAACCAGTTTATTCGGTCCTGTGGAGTTCTAGCACCTTGAAATCTGCTCGTTGAATTCCAAATTTTTCCCTCAGAAAGATTGTCCTCTTGGCATAATACACCTCTGACAAGACCATCTCCATTAACCCCATTCTTATCAGATTTTCTCTGCTTGTGTTGATGATCTAAAACTGAATTTTCTAATGTTAACTCTTTACCGCAAATTGCACATCTGTATCCTTGCTTTTCTAATAACATCTGCTTTATAGTTTTAATATCTTTAGTTTTCAAATTTGTCAAAGTTTCTAATTCTTCCATACTGATATCCTTTTTCTAAAAATTCAGGTATTTAACATGAAATATTAATTATTAATATATATTATATATATAAATATATAAAAAATAATTTTTTAATGGAGATTTTTTGTGAAAAAGTATCATCAAGGTTGGTATCCTCTGTCAAATCCTGAAAAATACATCAAACCGGCAGATGGATATATGAAAAGTACTAAGCTTTATGACGGTAAAATCTTCATTCAGTACAAAAGTTCGCTTGAAAAGAACGCTATTAAGTATGCAGATTTGAATCCAAAGGTCTTGAAATGGTCACAGGAACCTTTCTGCATTCAATATATCAAGCCTATTGACAATAAGGAACACAGATATTTTGTAGATATGTATATTGAGTTTGTGAATGGTTATAAAGTAATAGTGGAGATTAAGCCGTATGATCAAACCATACCGCCTAAAAAACCTAAGAAAATGACCTCTAAACAGATAATAAACTATAAAGACAGTGTAATGACATATATTGTCAATAAAGCTAAATGGAACTCTGCAAGTAACTTTGCAAAGTCAAAAGGGTTAAAATTTGTCATATTAACCGAAAAACAGCTTAATCCAACTAAAACTTAGGCAAATTATTCTTATAAGATGGTAGCTGTATTCTGCCATTTAACATATACACTGTTTCCGAATTCTTTATAAGTAAATCCTGTAATTTGAAAATCTTGAAGTTCAAGTCTTTTTCAAATGTTACTAAATCTTTGTCTTTAGTAATAAGAATATCTTCTCTAGGAATAAAGTTCGGAACAAGTTCGGAGTTTATTAAATATACTCTGTATTTATTACGATAAAATTTACCAAAATACCATAGTTTAATCCCTTTCATATTAGCAGACAGTTTTAGTGCCTGCTCTTTAGAACGTATATGCACAAAAGCCGAATAAGTTGACTTCGTTGCTTCCTCAAAAGCATCATTAACAATAAATCTGCTAATGTTATCCCGTGTGTCATTACCTCTGCGGTAATGTTTCCAGAAGTCAGCCGTTTTAATCGGCTTTGCAACTGAAACCATATGCTGTTTATCAATTCTTTCCGCTTTGGTATAATCAAGCAGATTCGGCTCTGTTTTAATGTCAAGATACCAGTTAAAAGGCGGTCTTACACAAATAAACTCACGATATTCGCATTTATTATTTTCGAGTGAATTTTTACATCGATTGTAAAATTCAACATCGTAAAACGGATCTAACGTAATCAGCATTGTGTGAACTACTCCTACCCCGTAAAGGGCTTGTGCTTCCTACTTCAACTAGGCTGAATGAGTTTCAAACCCCATTTGGATTTGAAGTCATTCAACCTATCCATAGGCACTTCCCTGAGTTCCTCAGGTGTTTCTTTATCAGTTATTAAATGATAAATTAAAATCATATTATTAGCAGCATGAACATCTCGATCATTCGTATAACCGCATTCACATGTATAAGTTCTTTCACTTAACGGCATTTTATGCTTAGAGAAACATTTAGGGCATAACTGAGTCGTTGGAAGCCATTTATTTAATACATGACAGTTATCTAGCTTTTTAGTTTTGCTTTTAACACGTCCTAAGATTTCATGTTGCATCCTTTTACCATATCTGCGTTTCCAATTTTTTAATTGTTCATCTTGCATTAACACAGTCTTATGGTTTTTAAGTTCATGAACAAGTTTATTAGCTTTATCCTCTTTAATATTATCTAATTTGTTATACAGCTTATTAAGCTGGTGTTTTGTTTTATACCAGTTTTTAGAACCTTTGACTTTCCTAGAAAGTTCACGTTGTTTACGTTTTATCTTTTCAATCAGTTTAAGATCTACTGTTGATTTAATTTTCTTACCGTTAGAAAAAGTAAAAGCATCTTTAATACCATAATCAATACCTATTTCCTCAGATGTTCTAGGTATTGACTCTTCTTTTTCAACATAGACAGTTACATGAATAAAATAACCCTCTGCAGTATGAACAAGTTTAGCATATTGAATATCAAAATCACCTTTGATATTTTTAAGTTGCTCACCGCCATTAATTCTTAAAGTTCCTTTAATCCCTTGGATATGAATTCTAGTGTAGTTTTCATTGAAAGTAAAAGTGTTTCCATACTGTTTTAATGGGATTGCTTTAACATATTTGCAGTGTTTTAATTTGCCTACTTTTTGACCGTTTGATTTTTTAGCATGTAAAGAATTTAAACTGTATTGAATCCATTCTACAGTACCACGGCGCATTTGAGAACTTAAATGATTTAATTTAACTTCTACATCATTCTTATCTTTATCTTTGTGGGTTATTGTTTTTATCTTAGTATCAAAATCTTTTAAATTATTTCCTTTTTCTAAAAAATCCAAAACAAAGTTTTTATACCATTTTGCTTCTACATAAAGCATTTTAAAATCATTTTTAACTTTATTATTCAGCTTATTTTCTTGAAGTTTGAGAATAAAAGTTTTGATAAGCATATTTGAATGCTTTTCTTTATTCATCTCTTTAGTCAGTCTACCTTTTTCGTATGCTTCTGCTCTATTCAAGTTAAAAACCTCTTTTAAATACTTTTATTGTATAATATACTATATATATTTATATGTCAAGCATTTTTTTTTATTTTTTATTGCCTTGTTCCCCACACCGTAAAGGTGTGGGGTTTTGTGGGGATTGCAAAACCTTTTTAATTATTTGGTATACTTTTTAATAAGCTTTTTTAATTGTTTAATTACATCATCAAAATCAAGTTCTTCACTTTCTGTAACACGATTATAATATTTATAGCCTTTTGAAGAAAAAAGTGATTTTAATATACCTGATGCAGTATTTAAAATATCTTGAATGAATTTGCACAATTCTTTAATAGTAATACCTTTTCCAACTTCTTTATATGCTGAAAAGATTTTTTGCAAATACATTTCAACTTTTTCACTCATTGACTTCTTTTTATGTACTTTATATTGGTCTTTAATCTGGTTTGCCATTTCAGATGCATTCTCTAATGCATCATCGGAAATTTTACCGGTTCTTAAATCAAACGGCAACATTTTATTAAATCCTAAATTATCAAATACATTTACTAGATCACCGTCTTTATATTCAACTGCAAAAATACGATATCTTTTTGTACGTTTATCTTCGCCGCAATAAACAGTAACACCATTCTCAGATGATTGCTGTTCATCTTCTAAGATTTCATTTTCAATTAAAAATTGTTTAAAACTGATCATACTATATTCCTTAAACTTTTGTAACCCAGCAAACAACACCCTCGTTGATTACTGCATATTTATCATTATCAATTTCAACAATATCACCGCTTTTATACGAATAAATTGAAGGTGTCCACATCATGTATAATTCACCATAGCAGCTATCAATGAACCCCGGAACACGTACCTGACGCAAATATACCTCATTTTCATCTTCAAGATATGGTAAACTGTATGCACTGCACATTGGAGATACTAATTGATCTGCAGTAGCATTTGTATGACGGAATGTTTTAACATTATCATAATTAGGCATTGAAACTGAATTATTTGATGGCATCGTTCCAACAAGGTTGCCTAATGTGTGAAGTTTACTCATAAATAAGCAGCAATTTTTTCCAAATAACACCCGGTGTTTGTGTTCATGGTCTTCATAGTCGAGTGGTTGTGCAAACCAATATCGCAAATTGTATTTTGAATTTGCATCTAAATTACTGTTTGGTTGATGTATTTCGTATTTTTCTGCATCACCATAGCTGGCGCTAGCATACCAACCAACCGGCAATGTTTTGTCTAAAACCAAATTATCGGATACATTTTCATCAAATGAGAATGTTAATAATTGCGGTTGAACTGCCATATAATTATTATAATCTTTAGAAAACCTGTATAATGCACAGCATAAACTGTTATTACCATTTACTAATGATTTATAAAATACTAAATCAACTTCATTGGTAAGACGCTCTACATTATAGAACATATAACCACTGCTGTTATTTCCGGTCCAATACACTACAGTTATTTCAATTTTATTATTTAATATAATAAAAGGGAAAAACAAATTATACTCATTCTGATTTTCTCCATCGCTTGGTTTTGAATATCTTGATGCCATGCCTACGGCAAACATTGGTAATAGTAAATGGTAATCGCTAGGTTTTATACTATCCCAGTTGTTCACATATATAGATTCAATAGACGGATCTATGTTCATTGCAAGAACAAGCTTATTATCAATAAACCCGATTGAAAGAACCAGATTATTTTTAGATAAACCTAAAAATACTAAATCGCTTTGATATCTTCCGCCATTTTGAACCCATACATCATTGAAATTCCTTGCATGTTGTCCATCATACAATGGCGCACCGGTCATTTCATCAGAACCGTAAGTGATTCTTGACAGTTCAAGAATTTCAGGATTGTTTGTACGTATCAATGTAATAATGTTATTTAATAATGTATTAAGTTTTTCACTTAATGTATCGGTTGAACTGTCATAGTCAACTGAATATTTAACTTTGTGTTTAACTGCTGTCATTTTAAACTCCTAAATTCTTACTGCCCATGTAACAATGCCAGTTCCTAAAATTACAAAATTTTTATTGTCACACGATACTATATCGCCTATTGCAAATGTAGTTTCCGATGGTGTCCACATCAAATAAATTTCACCAATGCATTTATTATTAAAACCCGGAATATGAACTTTTCGGAAATATCCCTGCTCTTCACCGATAAATGGTAGATTATAAGGTGTTAATAATGGTGAAACTACATTGTTTTTAGTATTTATACTTTCAAATGAACCCATCTGATTTGATGCATTTGAATTATCACATCCATTCATACCGCCTAAAGTATGAAGATAAGCCATGCCTTTACATTCAAAACGGTTTACATAAAATCCGTTAGATGTATAATAACCAAACCATTCTCTTAAATCTGTTTTAGAATTACAGAATACCGAACTTAAAGCAGTTGCATTTAACCTTTGATCTGTAATTATACTTATCTGCTCATTAAATGAGAAAGCAAGTAAACAGTTATTTGCTTTAGTAATTGCACATCCAAGACTTTGAGTATTTTGATCATCTTCAACGGTTTTAAAAAATGTTAAAATATTTGTCCCGAATTTATAACCGCTTGAATTTAATCCATACCAGTAAACAACATCAATGCTTATTGTATTATTTGCAACATTATAAGCTGTATTGATATTATATCTGTTATATGCAGTACCGGTATTTGTAACATATCTACATGCTTTTGCCACGGCAAAAACATTTAATGAATCAGATGTTTTAATATTGTTCCAGTTATCCATATATGTAGACTCAATAGATGGGTCTACATTCATTGAAATAACCAATCTGCCGCCATAAAAACATACCGAAAATACAAGATTATTCTTTGATGTACCTAAAAAAACTACATCACTTTCAAATCTTCTATTACTTTCGGTAAGATTTGTATTGCCATTGTATAACGGTGCATTGGTCATTTCCTCGGAATTATATTCAATTCTTGTAAGTTCTAACAATGATGGATTATGTGAACGTATTAAATTTATTATATTATCTAATAATATATTTAATTTTTCACTTAATACATCATTTGAACTATCATAAGAAACTGAATATGTTTCTTTTTGTTTTACCGTCATAGATGCACCTTAATTAATTCTAACTGCATAACATACAATACCCTCGGTGATAATACCAAACTGTTTATCATCAACATTGATAATATCACCAGAAGTGTATTTAGAAGTATTTGGTGAATAGAATAAATACAGTTCACCTTTACAATATTTATTAAATCCCGGAATTCTTAATTTACGCAAATAACAGTCATCATTCTGAACATACGGAATATTATATGCTGTTAATAATGGCGATACGAAACTATCATTATTCGGAATTGTGGTTGTAACTGTTTCAATTTCCGGTAAAACATTTGTATTATCGTTACTAGTCTGTCGGATACCTAAAGAACCGCCGATTGTGTGAATGTATGCCATTCCATTACCGTCTTGGAAACCATATTTATCTGTAGTTGTTTTAAACCATTGACGGATTTCATATGCACTGTTTGTAATTGATGGATTTGATGAATAAGATAAACATAATGTTGCATTTGCATCATTACCATCAAAATACAGCTTATCAGCCATATTGTTTGTAAGGTTTTCATCAAATGACCAAGCAAGTATAGTAGCTGGCATTGCACGGCAAGTTGATGTAGTTGCAGATGAATATCTCCATAAGGCACAGCCTAAACCTTGCGTTCCTGATGAATTTTCAACGGTTTTATAGAATACTAAATCAACGCCATTTGTTACACCGTTTGAATTATAGAACATATAAGCATTTGAATAGTCACCATTCCAGTAAACTACATCAAGTTTAATAATTCCATTTGCAATTACATACGGAAGATTTACATTATAGCATTGATAAAATGCATTAGCAGCATTACTTCCGTCATCGTACCATTTTGCTGCACGGGTGGTACAATATGGTGGAACATTATTTGCTGAATGACCGGTTTTATACTCAGCCCAACGGTCTACATACATCTGCTCAATGGACGGATCTATGTTCATTGCAATGGTCAATCTGCCATTATAAAAACATAATGACAGTACAATATTGTCTTTATCAGTACCTAAGAAAACCACATCACTCTGATAATGGTATGATGCACCGGTATCATATAAAGGCGCACCTGTCATTTCATCTGAACCGTAATCAATACGTGTTAATTCAGTCAATTCTGAATTATTACGCAAGATTAAATTTATTATATTATCTAATAATAAATTTAATTTATCACTTAAAGTATCGATTGAACTATCGTATTCAACTGTATATGTAACTTTTTGTTTAACTGTCATGGTATGTTCCTTTTTTTTTAAAATTTTAATTCTGACTATCGGTATTGATTTCCACATCTACCGCCATATCAAATACCCTTGTATCACTGTATAACAATGTATCATCTGAATACACATTAAGAGTGAAATTATTATGTGACTGATCGCCCGGTGCTTCAAAGTGGATAGTTTTTCCAATTGCATTGATATTATTGATAAGTGTATCAAATTCAATAACAATCTTATCACTAGAACTTGTATTTGCCTTGTAAAAATAGACACCATCAAACCCATTACTATCGTAGTAGTTGTGATCTACACTAGGTACTACATAGATATGAACCGGGAACTCATTACCCTCGGTATCTTTATAAACCTTTACAATATCGGTCTTACGATCTGTTACTCGATTCTCATAGAAGTCAAGACCCGATATTGAGGTTGCTCTAAAGTTGATATATTGCCCCTCTGTAAGATTTGTAAACTCAATCTTAAATTTATGATTTACATCATCTTGATTTGATGCGTATGTATCAAAATAATAGGTTAATGTATAACACTGCCCACTGCCATTAAAATCTGTTAAATTCTCATTAACATTTTCTTCATGGTATAACAGATTATCATCTTCATCATATAATGCATAATTAGCATACTTCGCATTTGACGGTGTTCTGAAGGTTTGACCATACCTGATTGTTAAACCTTGTAACAATTCACGTTTAATATCATCTGTGAATTGAATTGTAATAGTTAACGGCTCACTGGTATTTAACGGACATATAGTTGTCATCGGTGAAACTCTTTGTGACTGCTCTAAGGCAAACAAATTATGCGGTGCATAATCATCAACACCGTTATCATACCACCATCTTGAACTTATAGATACAGTACAATTGTATGTATTTCCATCATCATCACTGAATACAATGTTTTCAGAAGTTGCCGCTGCACTTCTAGGACTTAAACATTCTACATAGGTTAAATGTTCAAATTTACCATCACCCATTACACCTTGAGATGTTTTATTAACGTCATTATATGAGGTTAATACAATCTTGTACTTACCCTCATGTTGTACATTTGTACTATCATAATGGTATTCGTTATCATCGGTATTAAATGATAAAGTTGTACTGTCTAATAATTTCCATGTTTCTAAATCATTTGATACAAATAATTTAAATTTAACCGGAACATTATCATCGTTAATATCATTAAAGGTTAAACTTTCAATATCACTTCTTTGTATTTTAGTCTGGAATGTTATGCGGTAAATTAAATCCTCATTGGAATCTCCCTCAATAGTATTCCAAGGTGTACCGCCCCATGACTGTGAAACATCTTCAACAAAAAATGCAGACGGATTATAAGAATTGTTATTTGATTCAGTTCTACCGTTTAAATATTCAACAACTGCATTTATATCATGATTGTTTGAATCTGTGAAAACTACATTTTCAGATATTGCATTTGTTTCAAATGTAGAAGTAGTTTCTTTAAATCTTAAACCGTTAAAACGACCATTAGACAAAGTAGCACTTGTATAATTGTTGGGTGTTTTAGTTATTTCAACTTTATAATATTTAACTGCACTCTGCTGTTTAGCGGTTTCAACCAGCGATAATGTATCAACAATTGAATCTAAATCAACATCCTCAATCAAAGCATTGCTAAGATTATGATTGAAAAAATCAGATTCCTCATCGTTTAATACAAAACTGTCAGCAAATATATCACTGCTTGTATCAAGCAATACATTTGAAGGATTCTGATTAAAATAATCGGATTCTTCAATTAATTCATGTCCGATTGTAAATTTATCACGGTCTTCATCGATTAAAACATTTGAAAGATTCTGATTAAAATAATCAGCTTCTTCAAATTTTTTAATTTTACTAAAAATATCCATTTTTATATCCTAAGATGCAAAAATATTGCCTCGTTCAAGTACTTCTACAGTATTTATAAATTCTTCCAGAGGGTCAAATGTTACATCTTCAATTGTACTGTTTTCCTCATTTGTATTCAAGGTTATTCGACCTTTCTGATCTATGATTTCAGTTATACTTGTATAAACAACGGTATTGAGATTGTTAATAATCTCATAAGTCACAGTTAGATTTCCACCCGTTGTATAAACAAAAAAATTCATATCTGAAATATACTCATAAAGAATATTATTATTGAAATGAATTGTTGCAACAAATGTATCCACATTATCAGCACCTATACATCTTTGATATTTAGATGTTCTTTTGCCATAAGGGGCAAACATATTATGCGGTGCATTATCATCTTCAGAATTATCCGAATTCCTAGAACTTATTGAAATTGTACATGGAAATTCAACACCATCGGAATTTTCAAAAATACATTCTTCAATGAGATTTGAGGGATTTGCAGCACTTGAACATTCTTTATATTCGAGGTTTAAAAATTTAACATTCTGCAATCCGAGAAGATTTGTACTAGCGGCAATATTCTTATCACGTTCAATAGTGATTCGTACCGTGTACGTGTTCAAGGTTTCTTCTGCAACGATGCACAAAATATCATACTTCGTACATGTGGTAAGCCATTCTTCTGAAATTGTATTCAACACATAACGTGAATCGGCAAACTTTCTATGAAAGTCTTCCGTAAACCGTTTTGTGCCTTGTTTATCAAGATATTGTTCGCTCACAATTACCCCCAATAAAAGCCCCCACAAAAAGCGGGAGCATAATCATATTTAACCACCAGATACCACAGTTGTAAATGAGTTAGTTCCGGCATTGATAAATGACAGTTTGATAAATTCAGCTACGTATGTAGGCTTGATATAGATATCAACAATCATCTGATTCTGACTGATAACATATGGTGTGTTATTAGTTTCATCACAAACAGTATAGTAATCCTGAATACCACGTCCGGCTTGAACATTTGCCAGATACGGATTGATAATGCTCAAAATTCTGTTACGTGTGAATGAATCATTAAATTCAAATACCTGATACTTCGACATCTTAGCTAATGCACGTTCAATGTGATTGAATAAATGCCTGATATTCAATCTATCAAATGAACTTGCTTTATCAAGCAAGGTCTTTTGACCCCACAATACAACACCCTGAGATGGGAAAGAACAAATGATATTAACATTATTCTTGTATAAATCATCTCTCTGTGACTGGTTAGGGTTGAATGCGAGTTTAGTTACATTCTTTAACTGACCTCTATTCAAACCTGCAGATGCCCACCATGGGTCTAATTCAGCATTGGTCTGCGCTCTTAAACCGGCAACGTCACCGGCAAAGTTAACCCACCGATATGTATCATTATATCTATCATACTGATACTTATAATTACCAAATAATGCACAGAACATATTAGATAATGATTCTGTAGAGCCTACACCTCGACCGGAAACCATGCCGTTACCTTTACGATAACCAATCAATGCTTTAGTAGCATTTGGTGAAGTCTGACCTACACAATCTTCGTATCTTGCACCGATATATGCTACACAGTCAGCACGTGCATTTGCAAGAAGTATTGCTGAATAACCGTCATCACGTTCATTTGCAATAATAATATCAATATCCAAATCATCTTTATTTGAGAATACATTATATGCATTTATCAAATCATCAGTCTGAATTGAACTGTCGGTAGCATTCCATAAGGTTAATGTTCTACCTTTATAGGAATGAATTGTCTGTGTTCTGCAAGTGTAGTTATCAAGGCTTATAGTATATGCGGTAGACTGTGCCGGTGCTGTTACAGAAGAACTTGTAATATCAGCCCAAGTTAAACCGTGTTCATCAACACAGTTAGTCCAAGTTTCATACTGTGTACCTTTCAAATCATTTGCAGTTGTAACAGTAAAATCAATCTCGTTGTTTACAGAATCAAGATTGTACTTGTTTACAGCAATCTCAATATACTTTGATGTATCTGATAAATCAGTAAATCTTACAATCTTAATTACGTTATCATACAGCACATAAGATGCAACATCAGGATAATCATCGATTACATCAATTTCATGTAATGGAATTGACTCGTTAACAATTGCAAAAATCTTGCTTGAACGTCTGTTAATAACATTTTCAATGTACAATGAATTGTTATTAGAATCCACCTCATCTTTATCAAGTGAGCAAACAAACTTTTCAACCACTTCATCATTAACAGGATCATAAACAACAACCGCCATTTGATGTGTATGGGTTTCAGGTGGATAGTCAAATACATTATCTAGCGGAATACCGTCAGATACATAACGTGCAATAAAGCCATCTTCATCCGGTCCGTAATTCTTTTTGAAATCTCTAGGATTTGCAATAACAATCTTATATCTTGCCATATCAGTTCCCGGATTCCGTGAAAAGAATTTAAGTTTACTCTGTGCTGGAAATGCAAATGAGAATTGCTTATTTTCAAGTTTATAGGTAAACTCTGAATCGTTTTTAATCTGTTTGTTTGTATTAAACAAATCATACATATCAACCATTGATTTAGCAAGATATCTAATCTTTCTCAATGGGTAGTTTGCTTCGCTAGGCAGTTTATGTGCGTTGCATTCTGCATCAGTAATATCAGTTCTTAAATACAGTGGAATACGGATATAGTCACCGTTGCTGTCTAAGAGATTGTCAATAGTATCTGCATTTCGTAAAGTTGTAACACCGTTATTCACACTGTCAGTAATGGTGAAATTGTTAAAATCGTATGCAAGGGCTTCGCATGAACCGTTAAAAAGTTCAGTGATTTTGAAAATCTTGCATAATGGATTTATAGCATTTGTAGATACAATTCCAACCGGATATGGGGTATTGAATGAATAGCTTGAAGAGCCGCTTGAAGTTGTAGCAATCGTAAAGTTAACAGGTTTATTCAATACCAGTGCATACAAAGGTGCATTATTAACAATTGTATCAATTATCCCAGTAATAATGTATCTAGGCTGATCTATAGCAGTATTCTTATCCGGTGCAAATGAAATTATATCACCTACATTCAAGGTTGTTTTCTTATCAATTACAACAATTTCATCATCTGTGCCGATACCGAATTGAGACAAACCGTATGGCTGAATACCGTAACCGGATTCAGATGTTATAGTTTCAACCTTTAAATCGGTATCTTTAGGCGCCCCGTTCATGTTTCCGGCTCTTGAAACAAGCAAGTGATTACCGTACTGTAAAAAATTATAACCTTGATACCATTCATTGTAGTTATCATTTTTTGGAAGACCATAAATGTCTTCATATTGTGCAACGGTTGAAATTAAACTGTAATCATCAATAGGTCCACGGGTAAACATACCACCTAATACCGCAACGGTGGAACTTACCACTGGAACAATTTCCGACATGTCCTTTTCATCAACGTATACGCCGGGGGAAAGCATCTCAGCCATTTTTAAACCTCTAATACAATATATACTTTTATTTATATTTATATTTTATTCAAAATTTTTTTAAAACTTTCTAGGCAAGTATTTCAATGTTTGATGAATTTTCTGTAACTTGAATTATTTTGCCGTTTAATTCTTCAATCTCAGCCTTAGTTGTTGCAAGTTCTAAAGTAGTTTTAGAACCGTTGCTTGTTTGAATGACAAAAGTTGTCACCTCACCTAAATTTGAAGTATCAAAAACATAAAAACCGTGTTGATTCTGTTCAAGTGTAATCAATTCCCACGGATTATTGAGTTTAATACTCATAGTTTCCCAATTTTCTGAATCAATCCAAATCTCATTGTTGCCTAAAAAAGTCTGCAAGATCTCATAATTTGTCATCGTTTCCGGTTTTGCTAATGTAATAGCCTCTTCAACCTGTTCAATAGTTTGGAATGTATTTTTGAAATTACGATAAAGCCGTTTTAAACCGGTTCTGTTAAAATATTCTGCCATTTTTAGAATTCCTATAAATAAGTTTTATTATTATTTATATTTATATATAAGGAACTGTAAATAAATAACTTCCGAAATTTAATACATATAAATATATACAAAATTATTTATATTTTTTTATTGCATTTAAATTTTAGAGTAGTATACTATATGTATGAAAGATGAAACAAAAACATTATTATCATGTGATACTCAATTCACACCATTTGATTCAATTTATGAAGAATTGGATCATGTATTGTTTTTGTCTAAAAATCTATATAATACTTGTGTATATATAATACGTCAACTTTTCTTTAAAAAGCGTGACTGTACAGATCCAGTTTTAAAATCAAGCATGAAAGGATATATGACTGGATTTGAGTTGTCAAAAATGCTTCAAGATGAAGATAATGTTGATTATAGAGCCTTGCCTGCTGCTGCAGCGCAGCAAGTTTGCAAGCAAGTTGATAAAGCTTTCAAGGCATATTTTGCAGCATGTAAAGAGGGTTTAACCCCAGAACTACCAAAATACTTAGATAAAGTAAAAGGTCGTAATAAACTTTCTTTTGCAAAGAATGGAATTTTAAAGAATAATTTAAAAAATGGATTCATAACGCTAGTTAAATTAGGTATCACATTTAAACTTCCAGAATATATAGATTGTGAATCAGTTCAACAAATTGATATTATTAAAACCGGTAATAGAACCATAAAAGTTATAATCATTTATGCAGTTCCTAAAGTTGAAATGAAAAAGAACAACAATAGAATTTTAGGAATTGATGTTGGTGTTAATAATTTGATGGCTGTAGTATCAAATACTAATGATTTTAAGCCAATAATCTATGATGGAAGACCAATTAAGGAAATCAACCAGTTTTGTAATAAATATGTTGCTAAATATAAAAGTTTATCTAAAAATGTAATAACTGAACGTATATGTTCAATTTATAGAAATCGAGAAAACAAAATCGATGATTGTTTTCATAAAATAGTCAACGATTTGATTAATCAAGCAGTTTCTAACGATTTTAGTGTTATCGTTATCGGTAAAAATAAAGGTTGGAAACAAGAGGTCAAACTTGGTGATCAAAACAATCAAAATTTTGTTTGTATACCTCATAATCTGTTAATCAATATGATTAAGTATAAAGCCGCATTATATGGTATTACGGTTATAGAAACTGAGGAATCTTATACTTCTATATGTTCTTTCTTTGATAATGAATTTCCGTGTTATCACGAAAATTATAAAGGAGAAAGAGTGAAAAGAGGATTGTTTAAGAGTTCTTTAGGGTTTATAAATGCCGATTTGAATGCTGCTTTAAACATAATCAGAAAAGTATTTCCAGAGTTTAGCTGTGAAACAGCTAATTTGAGTATAAATCATTTTAAAAATGTATTAAAGGTAAGCCCTAAGATGCTGTGTAACAGCAATCATCGGGTCTAGTGGGGTCGGGCGATTCCTTCAATTTTAAAGCCTTAAACAAGTTTTAAAGTTGTAAATGTAAATAAATTTCGGAAGTTATTTATTTACAATGCCTAAAAAATGGGATGTAATTCTGCACCCCATTCAATCTTATTTTAAGTTAATCTTAAAAATTACTCAGCAACTACTGTTACATCAGTTGAACCATTTGCAACGGAAATGATCTTGCCTTTGTAAGCAACGATTTCAGCTTTAGTAGCAGCCAACACACCGGTTGTATTAGTACTACCGTCAGACAGTACAAATGTATCTGCATCGGATGGAACTTCGGTTGTATTGATTGCATAGTAGTCGTAATCATTCTTGGTTAAAGAAACTGCGGTTTCACCGGTCTTGGTCAATACAGTCATTGCAGCCCAATCACTGTCAACCCAGATTTCATTTTCACCAACAAACAGAGCATCAACTTCAGCTTCGGTGATAGAATCAGCAATGTTAACTTTGGTATCGAGTCCAGCCTTAACAACTTTGTTCTGTACACCCTTTTCAGAGTTTGCATCTAAAGTATCATCAAGACTAACAGCACCGGTACTTGGATCAACATTAACTACAGTCTGCAGATTTGCGATATCGTTTGCAAAACCGTGAGCTGCTAACATTGTGTTAACATCTTTTGGTGTTACAATCTTATCAGCAACAGTAGAATCGGTTGTTAAATCGGCAGCAGCAGCTAAACCGGCAACATCGTCTAAGTCGCTAGAAACGAGAGTTACATCACCAAACTTACCGGCAACAGAGGTTACATAACCGGCTGTACTGATTTCCTTTGTAATGAGTGTTGCATTTACACCTTCAACCGGTGGGACTGCCTGTAAATCTTCAGCAACGGCAGGCTGATAACCAGTGATTATAAAGGTTTTTGAATGACCATTACCATCGTAATCAGTAACTACTAATACATCACCTTCTTTACTGGTCTTGGTTACATTATTATCCTCATATAAAGCAAAATTATCAGAATTGATTAAATAAGCATCATATAGGGCTTTAGTGTCTAAAGTTGTAACGCTGGTGATTGATAAATCAGGTAACTGACCATTAGGAATCTTACCATCAGCACCTAAAGTAGCAACACCGTTTGCTGCACCTTTCTGTGATAATGGAACATAATCAGCAATTGCAGTATCAACATAGGTCTTAACAGCACCGCCGCTAACAGCCTTGGTAGAACCTTCGATTACACTTGCATCACATGTTACAGCACCGGTACTTGAGTCTACAGTGAATACATCTTCAATGTTTCCAACACGGGTTGTAAGAGCATCGAGAGCATTAGATAAAGCAGCACTTGAATCGCATTCTACCCATGCACCGCCTTCATAAACCCAAGATTTATAGCTGTGAACTTGATCAGGAGCCTCACCTGTTACGGTATCAACAATATACAAAACACCTTCAGCCGGGGATTCTACGGATTCTTTAGATGCTACAATCTGTACAGCATCTCTACGGTATTCACTGATTACACTGTCAATCTGTGCAGCTACTTGGGTTTCGGTTCTGAAAACCTTTTTTAAATTAGTGTAGAAAAACTTTAAGCCAGCTTGGTCAATATATCTTTTCTTGTCACTCATATATTATTCCTTTTTAATGTTAACAATTGTTAAAGTTACGTTTTAACACCCTTTCGGGCAAGTCGTAATTTGATGAATATTTTTTTGTATTCTATCTTTATTTATATTTTTTAAGATTTTTTCCTAAAATTTCGGGGGTGGATTAGGGGGGTTGAAAGTGGTTAAAAAGTAATCAAAAGTCCCCAAACTGTTAATAAACTTTTGGCAAAAGCCAATAGTTTATCATCACTTTGAGGGTGTTTTGGGGTTCTTTAACAGTTCAGAGCCATGCTCTATGTGGCTAAAAAGTAATCAAAACCTTTCAAACTGCTAATAAACTTTTGGCAAAAGCCAATAGTTTATCATCACTTTGAGCATGTTTTTAGGATTCTGTAACAGTTCAGAGCCTTGCTCTATGTGGCTAAAAAGTAATCAAAACCTTTCAAACTGTTAATAAACTTTTGGCAAAAGCCAATAGTTTATCATCACTTTGAGCATGTTTTTAGGATTCTGTATCAGTTT